AGACCCTCGGACACGAGCATTGGAAACACTACGTCGAGCAGAAGGACGTTGTTTCCAAGATTTCTGGCATGATAGAAAGCTACATGGATAAGGTACCCGTACTCAAGGACAGGATAGATGCTCTCAGGAACGAGGAAATCACGATTACCGAGGCGGAATGCCTGCTTTGGGGAATCAAGGTCACCCCGTTCAAAATCGAAGGAATCATGAGCAACCTCCCCGAACTCAATCCTGAGATAAAGCTGGCGAACGGGAAGGTCAAGGTCTACGACGTGTTCAATGCCACCACTGCCTACAACACCTACTCGAACACGGGCGGTTCGGAGTTCGGCAGGGTCGGATTCATGGAGAGGGCCGAGGACATAATCACGGGCAACATCAGCAGACTGATTGATAGCGGAAACACCGCAAGAGAGGAATTCCTCTCTCGTGCGATTACCCTCAATGCGAACAACACCTCAATCGTGGACGCTTGAAACAAAGGGGGCATATACCCCCTACCTTTACCTTTTTTTCGGAGGACAGATTATGGGAGATACCAAAGCGATTAATCAAGACCCCCGTATAACCTACCTCGGGGTCGGAAAGCCGTGCACCGAATGGCTTTCCATAATGGGATACAAGCCAGACGAGGTACTTACATGGTTCGACGGTCAGGGGTTCGACAGAAAGCAATTCACCATGAAACTCATACGGTACAACTTCGAGGGTGCGGAATGCACATTGGCAATCCGCAACCAGCGCAGACCCAAGAATCTGGTGGGTATGAAGTTCGGTAGGCTGAGGGTATTCAAACAGGAGAGGGCGGATTGCTACTGTCTATGCGAATGCGGTAACGAGACCATCGTGAAAAGGCGCAGACTCATAGACAATTATACGAAATCGTGCGGTTGCCTGAGAAAAGAGCATTGGAACGCATACGTCAACGGACAGATTCACGGACAGCCTGCCAAACGCCGTCTGCTGGCATTCAACGGAAAGACCCTCACGGTAACAGAATGGTCGAGACAGCCCGAGGTCATAGAGAAGGGGATAAAGCGCAGACAGATATACACCCGTCTTAACAGCGGATGGTCGATAGAGCGCACCCTTACAGAACCCAACCACTACCTTCACAGGACCGATTGTACCGATTGAACAATTTAGCAAACCCTTTATCCTTATCCAGATTCTACATTCGTCATGGACACCTATCTACGCATGAAACCCGAATCATGGGATAGACAGGATGAGGTCAGATGCAGTATAGTCGATATGCTCTATCGCAACGGATTCACGAACGATGTATTCAGCTACGATAGGGATATCCTGATAATAGGGACTACGGAAGGAGAGCATCAGGTCATCTGCGAGAATATTCGGATAATGTCGCTTTCCCTCGATTCTGAGCCATCTTGGGTCAAAGACGGTATGAAATTATATCGGTTGGCCGAGGGTCGCTTGTACGACGATTCAAATGGTATTCTAAATGAATCCAGAACAGACCTCTCGTAAACGTGGCAGACCGTTGAGGAACGACCTCACAGGGGAACGGTATGGTTATCTGACCGTCATATAGAGGTCGCCCTCCGACGATGGCAGGGTATGGTGGGACTGCCGTTGCGACTGCGGAGAGTATGCAAGGGTCCAATCGTTCGACCTCATAAGCGGTAGGCAGAGGTCATGCGGATGCTATCGCCGTAAGCGTCAGGTCGAGATATACAGGCTGAAAAAGAAGATAGGCAAGTACCTCCGATGGAAATTCAGCGAAATTTATACTTTATATAGGGATGCCGATTGTGTTTCATGACCTACAATCGTCTGAACTCAACGGAGATTAGCGGAAGGTTCATCTCATCGACTCAAGGATGCGTCGTGGGGTCCTCCGAATCCCTCCCCAATGCGGATAAGTACGAGAACGGGGTCGTGATGCAGTATCTCGGACCAGCGACAGCCGACCTGATACCCAACCATCTGTATAGATGCACATCGGACGGTACGACGTACTTCTGGAAGGATGTGACCCCTGTCGTGGATGTGGAATATGCTCCCGACAGGGCCATCGGTACGGATGGTAACGGATTGATTATCGCAACCGATGTCACGACACAGGAACTCGGCACCCTCTCTGATGCGAGAGCCAACATCCAGACCCAATTGGATAATCTCGATGCCAAGATTGATGACAGGGAATCGTTCTTGCAGAGCGAGATTGACCAGAACTACGCCACCCTTGACGATAAGATGGACCACATTACCGACGGATTGGACGAGAGATTCGACCAGAAAGTGGATAAGGTAGAGGGCAAAGGTCTTTCGGAGGCCGATTTCACGGAACGTGAGAAGTACAAGCTGTCCTCGATAGAGTTCGGCGCACAGGTCAATACAATCGACGAGATTATGATTAACAATGTGACCGTACAGCCACATGACAGGATTGTGAACCTTCCTCTGCTGGAGGGGAAGCAGTACCCCATCCAGCAGTTGGTCGCTGGTCAGATGACCGAGGTGAAGCACAACCTGATAAGGCCCGTGTTCTTCGCACAGGTCAGGGATTCCGCAGGGAACGTCATATCTGGAAGTATGAAGATTGATACGGTGGTGGTCGATTTCACACCAGATACATCGGCCGTCAACTGCACCATGTTTGTGATATGCGGTGGTATAGATGACTGAGATAACAAGGATATTCAATGTGGATACGAGAGCAATCACCAACGTCCAGCGCAAATACGCTGGTGTTTCGTGCGATTCCCTGTCCACCACTATGCATTTCGAGTACAACCCCGTCAATTTCCTATCGGGCAACGATTATGTGCCGTATATCATGTTCAACGTGCATGACGATGACGGCAACCCCCTGATTTACGGTCCAGAATCCACACCGAAGTTCGATGGATGGACTTTCCAGATTCCTTGGGACGTCACTTCGAGGGTCAAGACGCAGAGCGTAGACTATCAGTTGTTCTTCGTCAAAATCAATGTGAACTACAACCCGTCCACGGGAGTACCCCATCTGGATTCCACGGATTACATAATCTCGGCATTGGACGGAATCGCATTGAAGAAATCCATCCAATGCAAATCGGATAAGAGGTCATGCTGTCCTCCGATGGCGCCCACGACAGAGCCGTCGGTGGTAGGATACATCAATCTCTGGAAGGAGTACGGTCTGGTCGTTGAACCCGATGCGGAGTACAACGAGGACATAGACAGGGTTCAGGTACATTTCCGTACATACAACGGCAACAGGGATTGCACGGTGACTCTCGACGTTCCTGTTCTGGACGAGGACGGGAAGATACCTCTCAGATTCTTCGACATGGTGACGAGGATTCTCGAAGGAGGATATTACGAGGAGACCTATCAGATTCCCTCCGCAAAGGCGGTATGGGACTTCGTGATGGAGAACTTCAACCCGAAGTCGAGGGGCATTCCAGCATGGGATTCGGCGAAGACGTATCAGGACGGTGCGGTGGTCGAGTACAGGGGTGCGATTTACATATCCTGTCACGATGACAACACGGATAACGAGCCTAAGACAAGCCCTCAATACTACATAGATTCGGAGGCCAAAGACCCTCATTGGAACATGATTGCGCAGTACAACATCGTCCTCAACGCACCTACGGGCATAGAGGGCGGTTCTACCGTGGATGTTCCGAGCGAGAGCCTTGTGATGCAGATGCTCGTACCCAAGTTGGACGATTCGCAAGTGATATCATCTTGGGACGAGTACGACCCGTCCAAGACAGGACAGGACATACAGATTATCTCCGCAAAGCTGTCCTACGATTCCATTGAGACCAAGATTGATGATTCTCAGATTATCAGGGATTGGTCGGAGTTGGACCCCTCCAAGGTCGGAGTGGATATACAGATTCCCTCCGCACTGATGGTAAGCGATTCTCTGGATTCCAAGTTGGACGATTCTCAGTTGGTGAACGATTGGAACGACCTATCGACCGACAAGATTCCCAACCAGAAACTCGTGAGGGAGTCGATAGACGGGATGCTGGACGATTCGCAGGTCATAGAGGATTGGTCGGAACTCGACCCCTCCAAGACAGGACAGGACATACAGATTCCGTCAGCCGTACTGACTAAGGGCTCGCTGGACGATAAGCTCGATGATTCGCAGATTACGCAGGAGATAACATACGAGCAGGACGAGATACCCTCTGGATTCGCAATCACGAACGCTCTGGATTTGAAGGTCGATAAGACTCAGATAGTCCAGACGATGGAAGTGAGCGAATCCAAGATTCCGTCAACGGCTTTGATTAAACAGGCCCTTGATTCAAAACTCGACGATTCACAGCTTGTGACCGAATGGAACGACCCCACCGACGAGCAGATACCCTCTGCCAAGTTGGTAAAGGATTCCATCGACCCCCTTACCGATTATCGCATGGCGATTAGGTTCTGGTATCCAGAAACGATATACACCAACGGCTCGACCGTCATATATGACGGTACCATCTATATCAGCAGAGCCGACGAGAACAGGGGCCATGTACCCAACGATTCCACCGAACACGGCCAATGGTGGTCTAAGATTGAGGGCGGTGGCGGAGGTTCTGGAAACCGCATCTATGTGGATATCATAGGGAACGGTGTCGATACGATATACACCGTACAGCACGGACTCGGCTCATGCGACATATTCTATTCCATGAGGTACAACGATTCCAACCGTGAGTTCACGGATGCCGACGTGTATGTCATAGATGACAATACAATCAGGGTGGAGACCTATGTCCCTCTGCCTATGGATTCCCTCGTCATAACGATTGGGGTGGGCCTGAACGGACTCCCGTTCAACGAGGTCATAGGAAACGGTACGGATACATCATTCGACCTCAGACACAACTTCGGTACGTTCGATTTCTTCTGGGAGGTACAGGACGTAGCGACTGGACTGTTCATAAAGGCGAAGATGTATGCAATCAATCCCTCGATGGCCAGAGTGGTCTTCGAAGAACCCCCAGCGACGGATTCCATAAGGGTCATGCTGTCGCCCAACGTGGACGGCACCGCAAGGAGCACATTCTACATAGATACTCCCTCCGCAGAATGGACGGTCAATCACAGATTCGGAAGACCCGTGTTCGTTCAGGTGTACGACGAGAACTGGGAGGAACTCACGGGATTGGTTCAGCAGGATACGGTGGGTCTGAACAGCGTCACGGTCAGATTCAACCATGAGCATACGGGATACGTCATAGTGATGTGATAACATGGTTACGAGAAAGATTGATGTCAGCATTGACCTGTTGAACAACACGGTCAGCAATTTCGCAATAGAATGCAGAGCGACCGCACCAGAGAACCCTGTCAAGGGAAATATGTTCTACAATGAATCCAATGGATTCGTCCAGTACTATGACGGCACGAGATGGACCGATGTATGCGAATTGGACGAAAACAGTAAGATTCCCACTTCTTTCCTCTACTGTCTGAAATCCACGGACGGCATGGAAGGTGCATCCGACGATTCCCTTGTATCGTCCCTGCTGATGAAGGACGAACTCGATACGAAACTCGATGATTCACAGCTTGTGACCTCATGGTCGCAGGATGCTTCGGACGATGCTATACCCTCCGAGAAACTTACCAAGGACACCCTCGATGCCAACTACACCGCATTGGATACCAAGATTGACGAAACGAAAGCGGAGATAATCGAGGAAATCGAGGAAGACTATACCGCTCTCGATACCAAGATAGATACCGTCAGGACTGAACTCGATACCAAGATTGACGATAACTACAATACCCTCGATACCAAGATAGGCACGACCAGAACGGAATTGGAAAGCGTAATCGAGAGCAACTATACGACCCTCGATACCAAGATTGACACAACTAAGTCCGACCTGTTGAGCAGGATAGACAGCGATTATACCGCTCTGGATACCAAGATTGACACAACTAAGTCTGATTTGGAACAGGAGATATCCGATACCGCAGACACGATTAACCAGCGTATAGACGATATAAAGGACGAGATTGAGGTCGATGTCGAGAACAAGGTCGATAAATCTCAGATTGCGACCGCATGGGACAGCGAGGTATCGGATGACAGGATTCCCTCGGAGAAACTCACGAAGGACACCATCGATGCCAATTACAATACCTTGGATGCGAAGATAGATTCCGAATATACGGCATTGGATACCAAGATAAATGACAATTACAGCACCCTCGATACCAAGATAAATGACGATTTCAGCACCTTGGATACCAGAATAAGTGACAATTACACGACTCTGGATACCAAGATTGACACCACCAAGTCCGATTTGGAGCAGACTATCTCCGATGATGTGGATACTCTCAATTCGAGGATAGACAACATCGTAATCGAGGTCGAAGTGGATGTTCAGAACAAGGTGGATAAGTCGCAGATTGTCACGGAATGGAGCGATGAACCCTCCGATACCAGCATCCCCTCGGAGAAACTGACCAAGGATGCCATCGACACCGTGAATTCAAGAATCGACGGTATTGATTCCGATGTGGATACGAAGATATCCGACCTCAGAACGGAATTGACCGAGGATATAGCGGATTTGAGCACGAGCGTAGATACAAGGCTCGACGGCAAGTTGGATGATTCCCAACTCGTCACCTCGTGGTCGGACCCCGTTACCGACGAGCATATCCCCTCGGAGAAACTGACCAAGGATACTCTGGATGCCAAAGTGGACGATTCGCAGATAATCACATCTTGGAATGCAGAGCCGTCGGACAGCGCAATACCGTCCGAGAGTCTTGTGAAAAGGGAATTGGATGCTAAACTCGACGATTCCCAACTCACCCAATACATCACGGGAGAGCAGAGCGACATACCCTCTGGATATGCCGTACAGACCGCACTCGATACGAAGACCGACAAGACGATGGCGATTCCCCTATGGAACCACACCACGATATATCATACCGACAGCACCGTGATTCAGAGCGGAATCCTATACATATCGCTGGTCGATAGCAACGTCAACCGCGACCCCCTCGAAGACGTCGCCAACGAGTATTGGACCAAGATTCAGGGTGGCGGTGGCGGAGGTTCGAGCATCGTGGGAAGGACTTTGCAGTTCGGCAACTCCAACGATACCGTGTATCAGATTGAGCATAACCTCTCCACCTATGATTTCCTATATACCATACGCACCACCGACTATCCGAGGGAGTACGTTCAGGCGAGGGTGCAGGCGACTTCCAAGAACGAATGCACGGTATTGCTCACGAATCCGCCAGGCGACAATGCCCTGACATTCAACATCGTACCTGTGAGGTCCACCGCACCGCCCACGTCCAACATCTTGGTAGTGGATATATCCGAGCCTACCGACGAATGGAGGTGGAACGACAACGAGACAGGTCATGTTGTGTTCGTCCAGACGTATGACGAATCGGGCGACCAGATACAGGGAGCGATAGCACAGCCGTCCACCACGGATTTCAACCCCGTCGTTACCGATTTCGGAACGTCGGTATCGGGTTCGATGTTCATAGCATACTCCGACCTGTATCAGCTATTCGAGAACAAGACGAGTTGGATGATAACCCATAACCTCGGGACATACGTCGCAATCCAGATGTACAACGACCAGCAGGGGCAGATATTCGGAGAGGTCATACAGGATGGGAACTCCGTCATAGTGACGTTCCCCGAGCCTACCACAGGATACATGACGATAATACCGCCCACCATCGTAGCCGAGCAGTCAGGAACGACTTGGGCCGTTGAGCACGGATTGGACAGAATCGTCGGAGTGCAGACCTACGACAGCAACAACAACCAGATTCAGGGCAACATCCAGCAGACCAACGGACGTGTCGAGGTGACGTTTGCGACCTCGCAGACTGGAACGATACTGATAATCTGAGGGGATTCCTCCCCTCAAACCCCTTAATAATTTCCTAAATCTTATAAGCCGTACTTTTGATTAACCATCTGTATCCGAGATTCGGGATATTATACAAAGGAGTAGTAATCATGGCAAGCCAAGATATTGATTATCTGAACAACCTGAACCTGAATGGCAATCAGTTGAAGAACGTTGTCATCCAGAAGGTAGCGACCCTCCCCACAAGCACCGATAAGTACGACGGAAAGTTCGTCTACCTCACGACTGCGGATGGCACTAACGCAATCGGCCTGTACTTCTGCAAGTCCGATACATGGACTATGCTCGGAACGGGCGGAGATGTGACCGTCCTCGCTGGACGTGTCGAGGCTCTTGAAACGACCGTCGGGGATGCATCCGCTGGACTCGTACACGATGTCGCTGACATCGAGAGCAAATACGCATCCAAGGTCAGTGCGACCGCTGGAACTGGACTCAAGACCACAATCAACAGCGAGGGTATCGTTACCGCAGTCACAACCGCTGGAACATCCGACCTGTCCGACTGGTCCACCGTCGATGCTGGACTCGTCCACACCGCAGACCTCATCAACACCTCCGCTGGCTCTGCCGATGCTGGCAAGGCAATCAAGCTGAACTCACAGGGTAAGATTGACAACACAATGATTCCCCCTCTCGCCATCGCAGAGTTGGCTGGAACCGTCGATGCGAAGTCCAAGCTGACCACCCTGTCCTCCGCAGAGAAGGGAGATATCGCAGTAGTCGATGGAGATGCCACGACCAACAACAACGGAGTCTACTTCCTCACGGGAGCATACGACACCCTCGCCAACTGGGTGCAGATTGTCGGTCCTGCGAACGTCGTCAGCGTCAACGGCTCCACTGGTGTCGTGACCATCGGAGTGTCCGACCTCAACGGAATCACGCAGGAAGAGATTGACGCCATCGACTCTGGAATCACAGCATCCAAGGTCAGCACCTACGACGGATACGCCGACGGTAAAATCAACGCATTCGCAACCGCACCCTCAGCTGGAAAGGTCGTAATCACAAAGGCTGACACCAACGACCTCGATGTTTCGAGTGCCACCCTCGGTAGTGCGACCAAGCCCATCTACCTCAACGCTGGTGCTCTTGCAGAGGGTACTCAGATTGGGGATGCTGGATACCTCGGCAAGACCGTTCAGGGTTCCGATTCTGGCTCGAAGTTCAGCAGTTCATCCACCGACAGCAACGTTCCCACCGACAAGGCCGTGTACACCGCCCTTGAAACCAAGGTCGATAAGGTCACGGGATACTCCCTCGTCGATGACACCGAGATTACCAAGCTATCTGGCATCGAGGCAGGAGCAGAGGTCAACGTCATCGAGACCGTCAAGGTCAACGGAACAGCCCTCACCCCCGATTCCAACAGGGCGGTCGATGTGACCGTTCCCACCGATAACGCATCCCTTGCCAACGGTGCAGGATACCAGACCGCATCCGATGTCGCCACCGCCATCGCTGGAATCTTCAAGACCGCCACCGTCACCACCACCGCCAACACCGACACGACCGTTACGGGAGTCACCGCAGGAAAGACCCCCAAGTTCGTGCAGGTGCTCAAGAACGGCGTCATCGTGCAGTGCTATGTCGCTGTCGCAAGCGGTAGCATAACCATCAACACCGCATCCGCACAGACGGGACTCACCGTCAACTGGATTGAGTGAAACTGAAACGGAGGGTACACCCCTCCCCTTTTCAATTTCGATGTTCTTATATGCGAATCAGCAGATTATCTCGGCATGACCTACTCTAATCTCACGTCTTTGGCTGTCGATGGTCGTATATCATCGTCACAGCAGGGTCTTATGTTAGGTGCGGTTACGACCATGCCCACCCCTATCAACGACCTTCTCAATTCATGTGTGATATACACAGGGGTAACCGATGCAAATTACACAACGAACACCGTTTACAGATGCGATTCCAACGGTAGCGGAGGATACACATGGACCGAAGTCCAGTTCGCCACCGAGATTACGATTGATACACAGGTTACTTCGGAATCCACCAATCCCGTAACATCGGAGGGTATAGCGAACTTCGTGAATTCCTCAATCAATGCCCTCGCCGCCTATTACATCACATACGATGCGCAGGGTTCTCCGTTCCCTACGAGGTCGGCTCTGATGAACGCCACCACGTTCTACTACAACGGTGCTGTCAGGACACCCACTCAGAACGATTACTGCATTGTATTGGCGGATGAGAATTACAGCAACATGAGTACCCGTTATATGTTCAACGGGACGAATTGGGTCTACCAGTACACATTCAATATGCAGTTCACGACGGCTCAGCTGAATGCTCTGAACTCAGGCATAACATCGAGCAAAGTATCCACCTATGACGGATATGCCAGCCAGATTGCTGGAAAGATGCCATCCATGACCGTTGACAGCGCACCCACGTCTGGTAGCAGTAACCTCGTTTCATCTGGCGGAGTATATACGGGTCTTTCGACGAAGGCGGATGCGAATTCGTTGGCAACCGTTGCAACATCTGGAAGTTACGATGATTTGACGAACAAGCCCACGATTCCCACCATACCCAATCTGTCCAAGGGAACGACCACGGGAACGGGCAACGTAGTATCCGACATATCGGTAAGCGGTCATACGATAACTCTGACGAAAGGAGTGACAGCACTCACGGAGCATCAGAGCCTTGCGAACTACGTCACAAAGACGGGTAGCGAGGCCCTTACCAACAAGACCTACAACGGCTACACCCTCGGTGCGGCATGCGCCAAAGCGGTAGGTTCGGTGGCATCGGGCAATACGGGGCTGGTGACCGGTGGAGATGTCTACACGGCGGTCAACGGCAAGCAGAACAAGAATGCGACGTTTACCAACGTTACGGCATCGTCATGGGCATCTGACAATACATACTCTGATTATTCCTATAAAGGCACGATTGCCTTGTCTGGCGTCACATCATCGGATGTGGCATGGGTCACGTTCGGGGTCGAGCAGGCTACGAGTGGTGAGTACGCTCCGATATGCGATACATACAACGGCGGTGTCTATATCTGGTCGCAGAGCAACACATCTATAACAATTCCGAGCATCGTGGTATTCAAGGGGTGATACCATGGCCATAGGAAGGACGAACATCTCCATATTCAAGTCGCCAGTGAAGGTATGGGGAATCGAGATAGATGAAACGGTATCTGACTGCTATAACATGGTATCGTATCCTGCGACGCTATCGACAGGGCAGGGGACATACACTAATGGGGCATACGGTGCGACCCCTATGAGCGGTGCTGGAGCGTCATTCAACGTCGGTTCGTGGGGTTCGGGGAACTATGCCAAGCTGATAGAGGGAATAAAACCCGTTTCATTCAATGGAACAACATGGGCGGATTTGAATAAGACCAGCGAGACGGACTGGCCTACGGATAGGGACATATTCACGGAGTTCCCGTTCAGATGGCTATCCATCACTAAAAGCGGTAGCAAGATAACAGTAATGATAGCCGATTCACAATATGCTCCAGACAGCACGTTCCAGGATTGGGCGTTCCTCGGTGCCGATGGAACGACTAGGAGGTCTAACTTCCACCTTGGATGCTACACGGCGTCGGGTTCGGTCAGCGGCGTGTTCTCCAAGAAGGGCACGAGCAACCTTGTCAGCACCGCGCTCAACAGGTATTGGGTCGCTGCATCCAAAAGGGGCACGGAGTATGATTGCCTGCCGTATCAGATGTGGGTGTATCTCCAATGCCTGTTCCTCGTGCTGTATAAGTCCACGAACTGCCAGACCACGCATTCCAAAGGATATAGCGAAGGCGGCAGCGTCCAGTCCAACTCCGCATTCGCGGACTACGGCAACAACTACGGGATGTACGGGTCCACTTCAAGCAGTACGGCCCAGAACGCATTCTTCTGGCTGCATAACCTCTGGGGCAACATGTATCAGTTCAGCGCATCCGTGTTCGTCAGGGCAGGCTCGACCAAGGCGATATACTACTGCCTGAGCGCCATGTCGAGGTCATCGAACTGGGACAACAGCTCTTGGAATAATACGAGCACATCATACAGGGCGAAACAGACCAATATCGGTGTCGCATCGGGATCTGTAGGAAAAGCTGTAGGAGACTATTACACCAAAGCGTGCGGAACCAACGGTGCGGGATTCCTGCCTGCATCCGATTCAGGCACGGGATCGGCGACAACATACTTCCCCGACTATAGCAGTGTCGGCTCGTACTCATCGTATGCGGTCTTTGCTTATCTTGGAGGCTACTGTGGTAGCGGTGACTACTGCGGGTTATTCTGTGGCTATGTCAGCAATAGCTCGACCACCGCGGGCGTGTATTACGGCTCGCGCCTTGCATACAGGGGTGGGCCTAATTAGTGAGGTGATCTCATGATTGGCGGTACGAACGCGAAAGTAACGACAGGCGGTGCACCCACAATACCCGTGTCGATATACAAGTATAGGAAATTTCCTAACGAGGTCCAGATTAACCTTTACAGAGGGTCGGATTCGTCTGGCGAATTGATATTCCATACAACTGTTCCTGCGAGTTCAAATACTGAATATGTATTGGGCGACTACCCTATAGTGCCAGGAGAAGAATATTATATTGATGGAACGGGTTTGGAATATATCACGTTATATGAGGTTTATGGCTCCTCTTCGAGCGATTATATTTATCTGTTCCAATATGGTTCATTCACAATGCCAGATTGGGGCAGTCTTTGCATCCACCTATATGGAGACTGATGATATCCTAAACCTTTTAATCCCCTCCCTCGATATTCATCCATGAATCAAAATATCGCACCCTCCCTCTCAGGGGGGGGGGACAACCATTCTTTGAATAACCACTCCGCAGGGGTGGTCGCATGACCATCGGCGGAACTAATGCGATAATCGTACCTGCATCTCCCGAACCCGAATCCAAAACGATTCCAGCGTATCTGAATGCGAATGATGGTGCAGCGTCCGTGGTTATGTACGAGGGGTCGGATGCCACTGGAACTATCGTTTTTAGTAAATCGTCAACGCGCCTAGATTATGTAAGCATAGGGGACATCGTAGTTACAATCGGAGGGACATATTTCATCAAAGCATCGGGGTCGTCACAAACCATGCAGCTGAGGAGCGAGGCTTACGGAGCGAATCAGATAGAAATAACGGGCTCTGGAACTTTCACGATGCCTGATTGGGATGCGTTCTATGTCAATGTGCCGAACATCTTCTGAACCTATGTTTATAATGCATAACCGACATATTCGATATGATATTATGGATTACAGAGAGAACGTAACCGCAAGAATCAGACTGCCCGATATAGAGCATAATTTCAGGCATGTCTATTTCAGATTCGATTTCAGGAAATCAGTCGTTCCTGCCACGGAGACCGAGCCGGAGCATACGATATGGACTTGGAACGAATACTATATGCCAGAGAACGAGTACTACATGATATGCTGTGGAGCATACGGGGAAGAATACAACGATGTATTCCGTTCCGTCCAGAGGGAATACCTCTACACCTACGCCGACAAGATGATAATGAAGTACACCACCGATGCGCCTGATGAGACCCTCCGCCAGGCATGGGTGGATTACAAGCATTCCGTAAGACAGACTCAGTACGGCCCGACCTATCCCGAACAGGTCGAGTATCCAGACTATCCTGAATGAAACGACTTCGGAGGGCATACCTCCGAATCCTTATTTTATAAATCCTTAAATCGGGTCATTTTGATGACCCTCTATGCAAAGACCTATGAACTATATCTCGTACAGCGTAGCGAAGGAACTCGCCACATCCTTAGTCCGTTGCTACAACGACAGGTCGGACACCACTCAGATACTCGAAGACGAGTACAGGAGTCCCGATTGCCGTGATTATGTCAAGCGCATATACACTATAAACTGCGATTTCACCAACAACAGGAAGATATCGGAGTTCTCCATCGAGGAGATACATTCTCGGTTCAGGAAGAAGATACTCTCATTATATGACGTATCGAACATGAGCATACAGGACGGTGTGTTCTACATCTTCGCAGAGCCTTATGAGTTCTCGATACTCATAACGCCGAGTTCCCCCGACGAGCCTTACGAGGATTACAACGTCAACGATGATTCAAAGGTCGCTCAGATTCTATCCATCAATTCGACGGTAAGGCCCATCCTTCTCGCATATCCGAGCATCGAGTCCGATGCCGAGATTGTGACGGCACGCGCATACAGATGCAACGAAATCAATGCGGATGCATCCACGGGGACAATCCGTGCCAATAGGTTCGTAGGGGACTTCGAGGGCAATCTGGTAGGCCCGTCCACATCATGCAACGGGAATGCGGTCACATCGAACATGGCGAAGAGGTTGGGGGATGTGTCGGTAGGCTCGAAATACAACCCTATATTCTTGGATAACGGACGTGCGACCCCCTGCAACATAAGCAGAGAGGACGTCATAGCGCATTACGGACTCCGTACCGTCGTGGATTTGAACCTATCAGTAGGGGATAACGAGATACTGCACGACCTCGATATGATGTATCCGCAGGTGACGGTCTACAATGCAAATGGGGATATCGTACCCGTGAACGTATCATGCGTATCGTCGGGAAAGATTAGGATAAATACTCAGACACGCATCCCCAATGCACACGTCGTAATCTCGATGTGATTGTCTTTCTCCCTCAAACCTCTTACCCTTTTATATCCGATGCGATAATCACTCATGATATCCGATTTCGGAAACGAGTTCATGCCGAGAAGGGCTACGGACGGCAGTGCTGGATACGACTTCTATTATCCGCATGATACAAGGACGTTCGTGCCTGGAGAGATATACGAGATTGATACTGGAATCCATATAGAGGACGGGGACATGAAGAGCAGATACTATCTCGGATGCATGCCACGTTCCAGCATGAGGAAGAAGTACGGTCTTGACTTCATGGGCGAAATGGTGATAGATGCCGATTACAGGGATTCGATTAAGGTCTATTTCATCGTGCATAGGATTATGACTCTGAACAAGGGCGACAGGTTCATGCAGGGAATCGTCAGAGGATTCGAGACATTCCCCAATGAGATACAGCCTACGATGAAACGTACAGGCGGTACGGGTTCCACAGGAATTTAAGTAGTTATTTAAAGCGATTTCAGGATTTACCATCGTAGGGTTCTGGTACATCCTTCCTATTCTGAACCCTACACCATTCAGAAATTATAGAATATTTGCAGATATTATATAGAATCCGAATCTTATACAATATCTTGAGAATTTGTATAATATTCTCTATATATCAATAATCAATGTTTTTTTTCAAGATTATAATATTATTAATATGTTTATAATATTATTAATTTGTTTGAATTAAATCGTTTTATTATTATTATACGGATTTTATATAATATTTCGAGAAATTATATAATATCGTGGTTCTTTAATTTTATATATATATAGATACATGATGAATTGGTAGGCATACTATATCATATCCTACCGCTTATTTTTACAAGATTATGTTATAATCTTGTAAAATATGTTATAATCATATTTATCGTGTAAATATTATTAAATACATTTTATTGAATATATCACTCGATATAGTATGCCGACCATCAAAAGGGATTACCATCACGGGTCTGGTAAGCACTCGGTTCAGTACCCGTCTACTGTTTCGCAGGAACAGTATGATAGATTAGAGGAATTCCGCAAGAAGGTGTCAGAACGTAAGGGCATTCCTATCTCCAGAGGGCAGTTCATAATGTGGATGTTCTATCGTACATTCACGACCTTCGAGGATTGCGTTGCGATAGACGATTTCTGTGACAAGCAGATTTCGGACATAGCGGATGCCGTCGATAAGCTCAACGAGGTCATGCGGAATGCTGGTTTTTTCAAAAATACCTGTCTGATTTTTGAGGATGGAGAGGACAATGAAGAAAAAGACAACTAAGACAGTTTCATTGCGCAACGATACAGTCGATAAGCTCAACGAGTTATCGGCTCTTATGGGCGTCCCAATGAGTTCGGTGATTGATTTCGCAATCGAGGTCTACTATATCAAAAAGACGGAGGGATACAGTGAGAATTAACACAGATGCTCTGGACGATGTTGAACAGGAACAAGAGGAAGAACACGACCGTGACCCCCTTCTCAGGGATTACCGTCGTAGGAACAAGGCGTACACCCACTTGGATAATTCGCAGTTCAAACGTTGCATATTGAGAGAGGACTTGGTAAGATTGGCATACACGGATAGGAAATCCGCAGTAGCGTTCCTCAGAGCGCACGAGGATGATTTCAGACGTGCAAGGTTCGATTCACAGGCCAAGGCGGATATGCATAGCGCATTGTCAAAGGACTACTACGGCATCCTGAACAACTCGGACATAGAGTACATCAAATCGGTCCTCGGACCGAACGTACCGCCCAAGCGCACCGTTGCGAACACCCAATACTGCACATCCCATGAGTATTACGCCGACCCCAAGGATTTCCGTGGATGGATGGCGGAGTTGCATGATTCTACATTCGTCAGATTCCGCAAGTGGATGAACGACTCGAAGAATCTGGAACGGTATATGAAGAACCTATCGGATGTGGATAGGGACGTGTTGTGCGAGGTATTCGAGTATCAGCTACAGCGCAGATACGTGATGGGTTTCCAAGTCAAGGAGGGCCTCGATTTCAACGAGGAAACGGACAGACCTTGGATTGACCGCATATAGAACGATTACGGGTTGAAGGCATGAGAACGGGTATATACCCCGAACCCCTGTCAGGTTCGTCATGGTAGAGTTCAAGGTCGAGGGCCATCCACAGCCAGAGGGTTCCCATACCGCCCACATCATAGGCGGTCGTGCCGTGGTGCATCATGTCCGTTCGGACAGATTGACAGCATGGAGGGAATCGGTCGCGGATGCTTTCAGGAGGTCGGGTGCGAACTACCTCCATGACGAGCCTATCAGAATCAGCATCGAGTTCCATCTTCTAAGACCCAAATCGGTATCCGTGAGGAAACGTCCGTACATGACCGTCAAGCCAGACATAGACAAGCTGTGCCGTTCCACGATAGACGGCCTGTCGATGGGCACGGCTTTCGACGATGATTCGCAGATAGTGGAGTTGCACGCATCCAAAATCTATTCCGATTGGGAAGGTGCGGTAATCGATATAGAAAGGTTCGAGTGATTGCATGGTGACCAAGATTGAGATAAAACTGCTGTCATTGGATTACAGACTGCGCATGCAGGTTCAGGACGAGATAAACGCTCGCTACGTCGCACTCATACATCCTGACAGAGGATACATCGTCAGGATGGATTTGGACGATGACGGGGTATCGAGGGAATCAATCATATCCTCGTTATCCGAGGGTTCGCTGGAATTCATAGACACAATCAAGGTGATAGACGGGGACAGGCCCGTGGAAAAGCCATCCAGACAGGTGTCCGATTTCGTCACCGCAGATACTCTGATTCGCTGAAATAATATATTTTATATACTTCCATATTATATTTTAGTACATGGAAGGACATATTTCAACATTGAACATCGGACTTCTTTACGAAATCCATCAAAAGACGTTCAATCCGCAGAGGTACGAGCCTAAGGATTTGGACGTGGATTTGCTCAATCTCGAATCGGTAGGATACATCGTCTACAACGGCAATCCCTCCGAGGTCGCTATAACGGAGAAGGGCGCCGAGGATTTGAAGGCGATTATCACGGAAATGATGGAGGGAGTGGATGGATAAAGATATGGAAACGGTGCTTGTGAGCCATTCGGATTTGGACGGCTACGGCAACAACATCATAATATAGACCTATCTCGGGCATATACGTTCTTTCAATATCGGATACAGTGATTTGGAGACCGTGTTGGTTGCGTTGCCCGACAACATACAGCTAATCATCACGGACCTGTCGATTCCAGAGCGCACATCCCCGATGCTGGAACGTTTCGCCCATGTGATAATAATAGACCACCATATCACGACCCAATGGGCGGTGGGATGGGCGGAGAGCACGGGCAACGAGGCCATCGTGGATACGTCGAGGTGTGCCACATGGCTGACATACGAGTACATGAAATCGGTCTACGGGTTCGGCTCGGAGAAGATGACCTGTTGGGCCAGACTCATAGACGATTACGACAGATATGTTCTGCAATATCCCGAATCAAGACGTCTTAACGTGCTTTTCAACATAACGGCCGACCCGATAAGGTTCGTGAGGGACGGCATGGAGAAACATCCCGAGACATTGCTGAACCGTGAGTCCGATGATATTGATTACTATCTCGAACAGCAGAGGAAGTACATAGACAAATCGACGATGTTCGTTCTCAACTACAAGCCGTAGGTCGTGATGACCTTCGCTGAAAGGCACAAATCCGCTATGGCGGAGATAGCGATTGCCGAGGGGGGTGTGGATTTGTTCTACGGTGTAGACCTGCATTCGATGACGGTCTCGATACGTTCGTCTGTGAAATCCAAGATTGATTGCACCAAGGTGGCGAAGATGATTAATCCCGATGGCGGAGGCCATCGCAATGCCAGCGGTGCATCCATATCCAACTGGTGCGTCGGATGGAACAATGTGGAGGTCGGGACATTCTGTATGCCCCTGTCGTTCCCGTCGAGGGACCTGCCTACCTATTCGGAGGAATCGGAATGAGAGCCATGCGCATAAACGGACACATAGTGAAATGCAAGATGTGCAGGAAATACAATGCATCTATGATTTATTTGGGTGTGCCCGTATGCAATCGCTGTCTAAGGCCGTTCCTCATGGGATATCTATGCGGTAGGGCGAAAGCACTCGATTCAGATGAATCGGAGGATTCCCGATGGTAGATGCGATAATCCGCAGATAGGAGATAATCCTGTTCCTGTATGACCACTCCCCGTTCGATTCATACACCGCACCATGGTCCACCACTCTGCTGGGATTGTCGGCTCATTACAAGTTGAATCGTACAACCATCAGCAACATCCTGAAATCCCTCATGGACAAGGGCCTGGTGGAACGCTCATTCAAGCATACGATGGATAAGGGCATGGTCTCGGACAGGAAACGTAGGACCTGCTATTCTCTGACCAGCGATGGCAAGGAGATTGCAAAGCGTATAAAGGATATTAGGAGGGATTTGGAATGACCGAATACCTATGCAACATAAACAGGATTCTGGATACATTCGAGGCCATAATCAAGCATGATGGGAAGAATCTCGCTGACATCGTGAAGGACGAGGGATGGCAACCGTTGCGTTACCATATCGACGAGTTAATAGACAACGGACTCGCAAAGAAGTACCGCTACGGATACCGTGAGGTACATCTTACACGCAAGGGATACGAGGTCTACGAACTTCTGAGACAGGCGAAGGAGCGCATGGACGATGACGATGGTGCCGACGAGTACCATATATTCGTGGATGCAGGCAAGAGAGGGTATGAGAGATGACCTTCGAGATGGAGGGGACGGTATGACTGGCAGGCCTACGGACCTCACAGGGATGCGCTTCGGCAGGCTGACCGTCGTTGCATACGACGGACACAGGGGCAAGAGGAATTATTGGACGTGCGCTTGCGACTGTGGGGGGACGGCCGTCACCAGCTCAGGTTCCCTCATGCAAGGGCATTCCCAATCATGCGGATGTCTTCGTCACGCGCCCCGTCCGAACAAGTGCAAACGGCTGGAGCACGACGGGGAATCACTGACCTATGACGAATGGGCGGACCGTCTCGGAATGAATAGGGACACTATACGCACCTACGTCCGCTCGGGCATCCCTCTCGGCCATCTGGTAGAGAACGAAGGCCATGTGCGTATGGGGAGGTCGGGATTTCCACCGAGGGTATATTATCACGGCGACGTCGGATAGACCAGAACTGGATGGGCTGGATGTCTGGGCATCAGCACTACGTCTTTAAATCATCGCATACAGAAGGGCCAGTCCATCGGGGACATCATCGAGGACAGGATGAGGGAGCGCATCGTGCTCACGGTGGGGAGACCGGAATGATACTTCACAATCAGATACCAGATAAGACCGCCCTGACCATTGAGAAGGTGGATGAGGGCGAGGTCTATGTCGAGTGCACCATCAAGGCGATAATCAAAGCCTCGGAGATCCAGGAACTATATGATACACTTGATGCGTGTTGTATCCAGATATTCGATTATGACCACAACGACGGAGACGATGAAGAGGAGGAAGAGGAATGAAGACCCTCGGAAGGATTTACGGAACAGAGGGGACTTTCCTCGATAGGAATCCTCATTTCAAGGGGTATAATGACAGGATGGACCATATCGTGAAATGTCCAGAGTGCGGTCAGGGAATGGCATTCACAGACATTCTCAGAGTCAATCATAAATGGGGATGCCCACTCTGCAACAGATATATCAGTCATGTAACGGAGATTGTGAGAAGGGAGGAAGAAGAATGAGCGGATACACAGGGCCGATAGGAGATGGGTACGGCTGGCAACCATGCCCTAAATGTGGGAGGGATGCCTTCATCTCATATAATGGGATGAAATGCAATCATTGCGGATACAACACTTTTCCGAATATAACCACCAGCGACAGAAGTACAGGCTCCAATAGGGTCAATCTACCTCTTATAATCGACACTCCCGAACAATACGGCAGGATTGTGACAGGAGAGCAATCCGTATTGGAGGATTTGGTGCATATCGTAGCAAGGATTGCAATAAAATACCATGCAGACACGGATTGCAGTGACATTTTCGACATGATAGATGCTTGCAGGAAGAAATTGAACATGGAGGGAGAGGAATGACTGAAAAATCAATACAGAGCATTAATTTGATGCTACTTGCTGGTAAATGTTTCGAGGAAATGGGCGTATATAAACAGGCTCTGACGTTTGTGAGCGATGGTGATGGCGTGAATGCTTATCTTGTGCTGACATTCGATAAGAACCATCCAACTCCTCCCGAACTGTCTAAACCTATGATGAAGTATAGATTAGAACTATATGCGGAGGTAGAGGAATGACCGAACTGAAACCGTGCCCCTTCTGCGGTTCAAACAATATAATCTGTCCATTGCCTTGGATAATTTCTTGCGATTCATGTGGGTTCGATTTCAGACCACCGAGCCATTTTGGAGAGGGCCTTACGGACAAGCAGAGATAGGGGCTCACAATCGAATATTGGAACAGGAGGGCGTCAGAATGACATTCGTGAAACCCTGTCCGTTCTGCGGTGCAGAGGTCTCGATATACGACAGGAATGGGCGCACCAAGATAGACCACCCGGACGGAATCGAGTGCATCCTGAACGTGATGGAGAGCCAATGGTACGGCCCTATTGGGGATTTTATCAGGGAATGGAACAGGAGGGTGGAGGAATGATAGTCACAGGTTATGAGATTAGAGACGAGATGAAAGGTTCGGCGGACAGGAAGAACGTACAGGCCTGCATTGAAATCAAGGTGGTATCGTCGCTCGAGGAATACCAGCGTTTCATGCTGGCCTTGTCCGACGGGGCTTTCATTTTCAAAAGGATATCGGAGGAGAAGGAATGACCAGACGCTACATCATACGCATCGGGGAACTCGGCCCGATGGAGGTCCTCGCCAAGCATCCGAGGGCGGTGGTCAACAGGTACGTCACAGAGCCCGACACGGTGGCCATCGTCAGAGAGTCCATGTCTGACACGGGCAGGATGATGCTGTGGAGGGCCAACCGTACAGGGCTGACGGAACGCATCGGCTGGATAATGGAGGCGGACGAATGAAGATATACGCTATATGTGAGATTTACCCCAATGAACCAGACATCATAATCAGGTACTATAAGACCAAGGAGGATGCGAAGTGGGGTCTGAACAAGCTGATGGCTGGTGAGGACGAGAGCTACGAATGGAATGAGTATGGCGAGTATGAGATAATCGAAATCGAGGTGGAGGAATGACTGCTATTCAGGAGTATCGTGCATGGGTCAGAGCGATAACGAGATTATCAATCGCCATCAGTGCAATGGATACTGTCCCGTTCTTAGGAATCGGCCCAGAGTTTAGGGCGGAGTGTGAGGAATTATGGGAGAGGATGGATTCTCTGAAATCTAAGATGGAAACGAGGATAGAAGAAATGGAAAAAGAGCTAGAGGGGTGCAAGGAATGACAACCAAGATAACTTACTTCAATGCCAAGGTGAATAACACCGAGGATTATGGAACGCACATAAACATGGAGATTGGCATGAGATTGGAGGAAGAACAGTCGGTACAGTACCTTCTAACCGTGACCAAGCATGGATGCCAGATAGAGGAATACTGGAGGAAGAGGAATGATTTACACGAAGATGCTCGTGATGTGTGACGGATGCGGTGCAGAGATAGATATCGATGTGGCTCTTAGAGAACGTTCGTATGAAATCGACGGTTTCTCATTCTATTACCAGTTGCGCAAGCGTGGGTGGGGTAGAGTGGATGAGGGCATGTGCGATATGAAGCACTATTGTCCGCTTTGTCTGGCAAAAAAGAACTCGGCATCCGCAAACTGTTTGGATAATGCGGAGGCGGAGGAATGACCGAGAAACACAGATTCTACCTCAAGGTAGGATTCGACGTCTACGCCGATTGCGAGGACAATGCGGAGAACATCCTGTACACGATGCTCGACCATATGCTCCTCGACCCGTTGAACAAGGATGGGGATGTGGAGGTCAGGAATTACTGGCCCGACATACTGGTGAGGGATTGCAACAAGGTAGGCAGACAGGAGGAAAAGGAATGACTGAATATGTTTGCTACGGCTGTAATAACTGTTGCTATCTGAATGAAGAGGACATGAGGGAGCATGGTATGATGGATGAATGGGATGAGGATTATTCGGAGATTAATGACATCTGGTGTCCCTGTGGCGGATGTCGCACTTAGGTATGTAAGGAGGAAGAGGAATGAAATGTTCCGAATGCGCTAATCTGATACGCACTCCATTGGGTCTAAGGTGCAGGTACGAGTGGGAACTATTGAGTAATCCCAGAGGCGGAGCTTGTGCGAGAGGAGAGAGGTTCGTACAGAAGGAGGCGGAGGAATGACCGAATTGAAACCCTGTCCGTTCTGCGGTTCGTCAGATGTACACATGCGCGAAATAACCGACTACTGCCATTTTGCATTCAAGGGCATATTCTGCGACGGATGTTCAACCTTCCATGTAGCATGGATAAGCGACGAGAACAGGATAGAATCATGGAATAAGAGGGTGGAAGAATGACCATAAAGTGCAGCACACCGCTCTTCCATCCGCGCCACAGGTATTGCCCGTTATGCGGAGTGTTCACCGAAGAAGCGGTATTAGATCCGACACGTCCAGAAGTGACCGTACACTGCAAGAACTGCGGGTACACCACGATAATGACATCGACACTTTGGCCCGAAAAGGAGAGCGAAGACAATGGAGGAGAACGAATGACCGCTATTGTTCGTATATGCCCCAAAAGAGACACAGGATACTACACTAATGACCTTTGTGTAACGGTCACTCATACAGAGACACAGAGTTTGGATAGGACATATACTGTGAGGAATGGCGACCTATGCTTAAAAAAAGGGATGCTTGTCTTAAAGACAGCGAGCGAGACGGTTTACATCTTTCCCACGGAAATTCTTGATTATGCAGGGGTGTTAGAGTGACCTATGAGATGGAGGGCGAGGAATGACATTGAGCCGTAGAGCAAGGGATTTCTGTCATGATGGCGGTGTCCTGATTATATTGATATGCCTTTTTTTAGTGATACCCATGTCATGTATCTGGGTGGTCACGGAGGGGTGGGCTTACGATGACTGCCATGCACCGTTGCATGATGAAATCGTGTGCATAGTCGATGATGTTGAGACACATATCTCGACCGCTGGAAAGGATTTGCGGAACGAGGTCTTTGCGTTCATATCCGAGAACAGAGGACAGTTCGTATCTATCTGTTTTACGGATGGTTCGCATGGGCATGACCGCACGATATTGGTATGTTGGGTCAAAGAAATAAAGAACCAAATCGAGGGGGTGAGCGAATGACTGAATCAATCAACAAGCCATGCCCTAAATGCGGTCGGCCGATGACGTGCATGGAGAAGGGCAGATATTGGTGTGCCGACTGTCGCATCAACTATTATGATGATGACTATGCCTCGGTCAAGTTCATTCCAACCCACGACGACACAGAGGAGGAACTGGTCGACCATCCGGCCCATTACGGCGGCAAGGATGACCCGTACGAGGCCATCAAGGTCATCGAGGCGTGGGGATTGGGATTCCACCTTGGCAACGCCGTCAAGTACATAGCACGCGCCGGGAAGAAGAACCCCGATACGGAGATTGAGGATTTACGCAAGGCAGTTTGGTACATCAACCGTTTTATCGAGTTGAAGGAGGGGAAGGAATGACCTCCCAGCGTAAGGACAGGAAGATGCACAGGAACACCGCCGACAGATTGCTGGAGGGGGTGAGGGAGCGCATCGCAGAGGTCAACAGCAACGAAGATTACTGTTATTCTATAACCGAGGCGTATGTGTTCGGCTCATACGTCAACTCCGACAGGGACATGATATCCGACCTCGACATAGCGTTGAGGGTCGAGCGTCGCTGTTCGACGGATTCAGAGCAGTACCGTCGCAGACAGGCGGAATGCCCCTACGGAGACGTGTTCCTCCAGCTGGTTTGGCCCAAGGAGGAGGTATTGAGGTTCATCCGCAACCGTTCGGGCTACATCAGCATCCACACCCTCGGCGACGTGGAGCAGGATGCGATAATATTCTCCGACAGGACGATTAGGCTGGAGGTCGAGCGATATGGCGATAGAGGTATTAGATTTGACAGACAAGGCAACTGTTTCCGAAATGGAAAAAGTTGAAAAGTCAAGAAAAGTCAATGAACTAAAGATTGACTTTTTGAAACCGTGTCCGAGATGCCACACCGCTTTTGTGATTCCGTTCGAGGGGGAATGGGTGGCCGTCTGCGACTGCAACCCTTGGAGCCTTATGAAAGAGGATGCGATAGACCTCTGGAACAGGAGGATAGAGTCTTGGATGGAGACCAATAAGTCGGTCAAAGCACACATTGAAAGGGAGTTTAAAGAGTATCATTGGGAGGGATGAATATGAGAACAAAGAAACATTGGATTCTAAATTATCTGAGATATCACAACGGAGTAAGTCGTAGGGATATAGTGAGGTCCTGCGGTCTTGCATCCGTAGACAATACTCTGCGCGATACAAGACGCATGATTGACAGCAACCATATAGCGAAGAACGAATCGGGCGGATTGTATATCACGGAGGATGGGCTTGCGTACCGCGATTATGTAAGGAGTGCGATGTTCGACGAGGCGGTAGAATGGGCGGAACATCGAAAAAAGTCATATATATGCTCGACCACGGCCTGATTGTGATGTATATCTATCCGACGGTACTACCTAATGAGAAGGAGAAGGTCGTTCGCATCATGATATTCGGTGGCACTCATGAACGCAGATTGTCCATATCGCTGTATAGAAGGGATGTGTTGGAACTCTACAATGCTCTCGGAAGATACCTTGAGGATACCGAACGCAAAACGGGAGAGGATTATGAGATTATCGAGGATGAACCATGACCGAGTATCACAGGGACGGCAGAAGATTCATCAGAGAGAACTGCGAGATATGCTCTGCAAAAGACGATTGCGACGGCATAGTGGTCTATCTCGGTAATGAATTGAAGGAATCAGGGGAATATGCGGATGCCGACCCTACCAGATTCTATTTCAGCGACAACTGTCCTTTGAGGATGATGTACGAGGGCAAGATGAAAGATGGCGAGTCGAACGACAGGCTATGGGGGATGCTCCGATGACCGATTGCAGGACACCGATATTGAATGCCCTCGAATCGGGACCCAAGACAACCCCCGTGCTGGCTGAACTATTCGTAACGGATTGCATAGGCCATCTGTCTGCGAGGAACAAGGCATACCATCATCTTCACAAGATGATGGAGGACGGGAAGATTATCTGCATAAGGGAAGTCGGAAAGCCCAACACATGGATGCTTAACAGAGAGGGGTGATATGCCTATGGGATTATTGGATGAACCCGTGAAAGTCGGGGAATGGAACGGTCTGGAATTCTACAAGGATTCCTTGACCGAGAGTCTGACCAGACACGCCCGTAAAATGAGCTTGCAAGGAATAGAACTCAGAGGATGGTCGGTCTATGTCGTAAAAGACATCAAGACGGGGAACAGGGCATTCGTGCTGTTCGATGATAAGGGCATGGCATTCCGCGATTCCAATTCGATGGAGGGCATGGCCTATGAGATTGATTTCCTGAAGTCGGCCATGTCGATGGAGAACAACATAGTGGATATGGCGGAAAAGAGGAATGCGGAATCAAAGAAGAATAAAAAGAGGAAGAAAAAAGATAAGGAGCGATATCATGGGTTTCAGGAACGGAGTAACTGAACGCTATTGTTCGGAATGCAAGAAATGGTACGAGGTAGAGGATTCGGAGGGCTTGTTCACCTGTCCTCATTGCGAGAGGAAACAGCGCATAGCGAAATGCAACAGGTGCGGATACGAGTGGAGATTGCATAGGACACGCTATCCTGATAACTGTCCGTCGTGCAAGAACCCCTATTTCAACACCAAGCGCACGCAGACAAGGAAGGAGACGGCAAAGCTGTACATCGACAAGGTGAAATCATGAAGTACAAAGCGATAGTCAGGAAAGATGACGGGGAATGCCTGTCGTTGGTGAAGTTCGATTCCCTTGAAGGATTGAACGAGTACATATCCAACATCAGGGAGTCGTCGGAGCAGATGCTCATACGCTTGAACGGAACCTATCTGAAATTAACCGTCTATAAATTGCAGGACGATGAATGGAAGGAGGATATGTAGGAGACTTTGTTCCGTTGAGTACCGATTATACGGTACTTATTTAATAAAGTGCGGAGATATCTTGACATGGTGTTCAGTACATCGGGCAACAGCAGTCCGAGGATTCAGCCCGACAGATGGGAGCGTGAGATTGAGTTGCAGAAGACGTCCAACCTCACCCCGTCCGAAGCATCCATATACGTCGCAAGGGAGAGCGGACTATCCCTCTCGGACATAGCCGACGTTCAGGGTCTTAGCATCCAGACTGTGAAGAACACGCTAACGACCGCACGCAAGAAGATAAACGGAGAGGGTACGATGGAGTTCTATATCTCTAAGACGAATCAATCGAACAACGATAGTTCGATGAACAAGCTGAATCTGTCACAGGTTCTGTCCTATCTCTGCAGAGAATTGGGATACGACGTCCTGATGATGTCGCATACAATCGTAATCAAGGGATTCGATAGGACGGTGCCAGGGGATTACAGCTGGTTCAAGGACAATGTGGAGCGCATGGTCGATATGATAGGCACTCGCAACGATGCTATGGCATCGGAGAGGGCAAAGCGCATGGTCGCAGTCTATAAACAGCGCATGATGGAGCAGGAGGTAAAGACCCCTATGTTCGGACATGCGGTACTGAAATACTATCTGGATAGATACTATATCCCCTATGACGTGAACGAGGTGGATTGAAATGGGCAGGAAATCGAAGATACAGGAGGCAATCGAAATGGAGAACAGGACGATAGAGGAAACGACCACAGGACAGACCGAGACGTCCGACGATATGATATACCAACCCGATACCGAATCGTCGGCAGAGTCGATAGCAGACGTCGGGAAGAAACCGTCCACGGACTTCCAGCGCACGCTCACTCCCGACAGCGATTCACTCGTTGCAAAGGAATTGAGGGAGCATCCCTTCGAGTCCGATTCAGGCTCATACGTAAAGAATCTGAGATTGTCGAACACGCAGAAGGACATGATTGTGACAGAGGAACTTCGCAGAATCATCAATTCCGATAATGAGCTGTACGGGGTGCAGGTACGCACGCTCATAGACTATCCCTACGACAAGGACGGATTCACGGTCGTATCCATGTTCGTCAACCGCGACCCCCGTTTAATCTCGATGGCTTGGGACTATTACAGGGATAACGTCGCAGACCCGACCGTGGAGAAGTTCGCCTACAAGGTGGAATCAATCATAGGCGCATCCGAGAAGTTCCGCAGAGTGGTGCATCTGAAACTGAATTAAGCAATCATTTTAACCGAGTACCGCCCTCATTCGTCATCGAGTGAGGGTCCTCATACTTCCTGACCTCACTCACGGAGCATCGATATGGCCGAAATCAGAAAATACAAGAAGATTCCAGAGGGAACACAGCGTATGATAGACGGTCGTATGCACACCCGTCATAACGGGGAATGGATACCCAACGATTCCAAGCCGATGGATGTAAGGAACGCTCCGAACGGAGGACGTCAGTACCGCAGACAGGGGGATAAGGAATGGCGCAACGTCGATGATTCCAAAGAGGGCATCATCGCACAGGATGCCGATGTGAACACCCGTAATTCCGATGCGATAGCCGACAGATTGGGTGCCAGAAGACCGAGGAATGCACCGTCGAGGAGTCAGGACAAGAAGATTATGGCATTCGGTTCGAACGGGATGGTCGGCAAACCCTGGTCGTACAAATCCCCTCTCGACTATCTGAAAGCGTATGCCCTCAGAAGTCCCAAGACCAAGGCTGGAAGATTGCTGTTCGATACAATCAATACCACCAACTGGTTCGTAACGTGGTCTAGGAACAAATCCCGTGCCAAGGCGGAGAATGAGCAGATTAAGGCCGTCGATGACGGATACGAGGATGCTATGAGGAACGTCTATGAATGGACGGACAACATAGACCCGTCGCAGTCGGTAGACAGCATATCCTCCGTCCAACTGAACAGGATGTATAAGGAACTCAACAAGAAACTGTCCGAAATGGAAGACCAGTATGAGGACATGAGAGGTCGTACAGACCCCGATGCGCTCAGATTCAAGACGGAATACAAGGCATACCGCGATATGTATGGGACGCTCGACAGGATGGCCCGTGACGAGGAATCAAGGCGCAGGGCATTCGACGAATCGGAACGCAGAGCCAATGAACAAAGGGACAGGGCAAGGCAGAAAGCCGAGGAAATACGTCAGCGTTACAAACAAAACAACCCTTGAAAATATATTGAATAAAATCTTTTATATAATTCAATATATTTTTATCGAGTATGGTTAGCAGTCTGCACAAACTACAATTCCTCGGTAAGATATCCAAAAGCCCAGGCGGTGGATACAAGATTTGGATTCCGAAGGACGTATCCGAGAAGATACCGCCCGAACTATGGGTTTTCGATGTCGTATATATCAGGGCGGAGGGATTCAAGCAGACCTTGAAGAATCCGCCTTGCTCTCACGCAACGGAGATTAAGAAGTACATCCCGATATACAGCGAGTTCGTGGAAACGGATTATACTAAACTCGGCAAGGTCACGGTCGAGATGGTGTACGAGATATAAGGCATGTAAGAATCTATCGAATGGAGGAAATGAAATGAGCGAAACAGAAGACAGGTACAAGTGGCAAAACGAGATATACCCGAAGTGGGCTAACCAGAACTACGTCGGTCTTGTGAAAGCGTCGACAGGAGCAGGTTAACGGCAAGACCATAGCGACATGTAAGACCTTGCAACAGTTCCAGCAAGACCATCCGTTCGATGATATACTCGTGGTAACACCATCGTCCAAACTCAACAGGATGTGGGAGGACGAACTGAAAAGGTATATGATTACCAATTTCAAAGTGATGACCTATCAGACCGCAGTCAACCGTATGCAGAGGAACGGGCTGACCTGCCGTTGTCTTATCTGTGACGAATGCCACCGTCTGGCCACACCTGTCCAAGGCCGTGTCCTCGAAATGCAACCGAGATACGTCCTCGGACTGTCGGCCACGCCAGAGGGTGCGCTGGATATCCTCGGAAAGCCGTTGGTCGATATAGACGTGAATCAGGCCAATCTGTGCGAGTTCACGGTACACTACACATCGTTCCCCATGTCCGCATCCGAGAGGGCGGAATATGATGATATAACACGTCGCATGAGGTCGAGGGCATCGCAGGTGACGGACGGCATGGCCACATCCCTACCTCCTGGCAGAGATTCATACGGCTGGGGCTCATACGATGCTCTCGCTCGCAAGAGAAGGGATATAGTCTATAAGCAGACCTCACGCATACCCTACACGGTCGCACTCGTCAAGAGGTACATCACATCGCGCATCATAATCTATACGGAACGTAGGGAAACGATGCACCGCATAGTACAGGCTCTGATGGACGAGGGGATACAATCGGTGGATGATTCCAATATACAAGCCTACGAGGACGAACGTGTCAATGTGATGGTCCTATGCGGAAGGCTCCGTGAGGGTTTCAACAGCGTAACGACCAACATAGTCATAATGGCATCCATCAATACAGGGGTCATAAAGAACGTTCAGACAATCGGAAGGGCATTGAGGGTAGACCCGAACAATCCTGATAAGAGGGCGCATATATTCCTGCTCATAGCACAGGGGACATCGGACGAATCGGTCATCAGGAATACGGGCGCATATTACAAAGGGCATTCGAAGGTATCGACTATACAGCAGGAACTCGGACAGAACGTGATAGCATGAGCGACGGTCAGGAAGTGAAAGAGGAAATCAGGAAGGAAGTGAGATTCAAACTCGACGACCACATCCGTACATCCCCTACATCGAAGATAGGTCGTTTCGTGGACGGTCAGGAGTTGGAGAAATGTGTGGTATCCCAATACGCACAGTACAACAACAATCTCCGCAAGGTCGCCAACGAACAGGACGATATAGAGAAGAACAGAGGAAGGTACGGCTCTGGCTATCATCCAGCCGAGATAGAGCTTAACCGTCCGTTCGAGCAGATTTACTTCGAATTGATGGGTCACGGATACAACGGCTCCCCGTTCCCCAACCGTATAGGGGAGCTGTATGTCTGCCGTTGCGGATTGAAGTACGAGACATCGCACAAGCTCGCACCAGAACGCTGTCCGATATGCGGAACATTGACTCCGAGAGGGGAATTGAACCAATATTTCCCTAATTGGTATAAAAAATAAAGTATTATTCAATATACCGTAGTATATTGAATAATATTTTATTTAATTATCAATTATATACTTGCTTTGTAATTTACACACATGGTTATCAAGAAGGAGGGTAAACGTCAGTTCCAAGATTATACCGTCGATGAACGGCAGATAATCTGGGACACTCTGGTCGATGCTCTTGACGAAGGCGGTCACGATATCTATTCCAAAGATATTATGCCGAATCTTATCGAATCCGAGAAGGAATACATGGAGCGTGAGCAGTTCTATGGAATAAAGTTCGACCGCAACAATTTCAAGGACTTGTATGTAATCTCGATTCTGGATGGTAATTCGATTGACCCTACCGAATCCGTTGATTTCGACAAGATTCTTAGCGATGCGAAGAACAACGGGAAACAGCAGGGGGTTCTCGACGATACGCCTATGGACAAGTCGAGGACGAAGAAGGGCGGTATGTCAATAGATGACCCCGATTTCGATGAGGTCGAGGAAAGGCTGTTCGATTTGGAGCAGGCCCTTTATAACAAGCCCACATCGTCCGTCGATTGGGATTCTCTTATCGAATATGATGAATTATACAACAGGTTTCATGGTTCGCATTATGTCTCCGACTATCAACTGCTGACAGACAGCAATGCAAGGAACGTCGTGGACAACTATCTGGACTTCGTAGCTTGGAACAATCACGGCAACGAATCGCATTGGATGGAGTACCCCGAGTTCCTGTTCCAGCCCTACACCGAGCCACAGGATATACTTCGCCATATGGAGGAACAGGGCGATATGGATTATTACGAATCCAATGATAATGTAAGGAGAGTTGTAGATATGCTACGTTCTGTGAATAAATCGAAGAAATCCAAGACTAAGAAGGCTCAGATTCTCACAGGCATGTTCGGGGATGACGATAGATTCTACAAGAGGATTCTGGAACTCGCAGAGCAGTACGCACCGCATTGCACGAAGATTTATGCTGATATGGCAACGGATATCGTATGGGACTTGCCGTCTGGAAACCACCCAGGATTGTTCCTGTCCTATCATGAGCATGAGGGTGAATCGTTCTTCACAGGCTCTGTCACGGCTTGGAGACACCTTGAGTTCCCTGAGAACACAGCCGACGGGGAAATGCCCGAGCAGATGGGCATTCTCGCAAGGACGATGATAGACCAGTCCAATAGCGGAGGAATCTCCGAGAGCAATCTCATAGCCTACATGCAGGAGATGGATATCATGTGTGCGGAATTACAGAACATGACGAAATCCAAGACCAAGAAGGACGAGAAGAAGATTCCTGTCTCCGATGATGATACCGTGGAGATTGAGGAAATGGACGGGAAGAGGTACGTCGAAATCGAACCCAAAGAGGAACACGCAGAGGAAGTCCAGACAGGTTACGAGAAGGAATCTGATGACCTCAATACCGAGGACAACATCACGCATCCAGATACATCCAAACCGAAGAAGTCCAAGACCAAAGAAGTCGTGAAGATGAACCAGTCGCAGTCGATGGAGGTCTGCATGGACTATCAGTTAAGGAACAACCGCATAGGGCTCACCAAGTCCGAGATTATCCAGATGACTGGAAACGACCCCGAGCAGATATTCAGGCCGTTCATATCGTCAGGCAGGATAGCGAAGGTGAAGTGCTCTGACGGATACATATACAGATTCAGGATGTGATTATATGGCCGAGGAAACCGAGAAGATTGAGAAGTCGGATTATTTCACGAATCCCAAGAAGGATACGGGCAAACGCCGTGGAAGACCCCCAGGAAGTAAGAACAAGAAGACAATCGAGGCGGAGCAGAAATCGAAGTCCGAGGATACGAAGAAGTCCAAGGTCGTCAAGGATTACGATATCGCCGATTGGGGCGGATTGGGATTCATGAGGTCTGAACTCCCCACAAGGTGCGAAAATATAAGGGACTTGACCGACATATTCTCCAAGGACCGCATATCTGACAGCGAATACCTCCAAGCCCTCGGAATACTGACGACTCTGCGCGATTGGGCGGAGAAGTCGGTGAACTGGATGAGAACCTGCGAGAGCATCGGCAAGTCCGAGAAACCCGTTGTCCTCAAGGGATACAGAGGACATTGGACACCTATCGCCAAATCGGGATATTACACGATGTGGGAGTCCGTCGAGATGGGCGACAAGGCATACAATGTAATCACGAAGACGATGAAGAACCGCAAGACGGGAAAACTCGTCGAGAAGATGGCATTCGAGGATGTGGACGGATTCAACGATGCGAAAGTGCAGAGCATTTTCAAATCGAAGTCCGAGGTCGCAGGAGAGGAGGTCGCATCCCGTAAGCGTGCTATGGAGCAGAAAGAGGGATACAAAAGGATAAGCGGACCTGTAATCCCCAAGAGGATATTCGATGAACTTGTGGATATGCACAAACAGAAGTATTTATCGCAGGGTCTCTCTGAGGAGGAGGCTGTTGCCAAAGCAACCGTCGAACCGACGGCGCAGGGTACATACCGTATATTGAATTCGGCGGAGTCGATTGCTGACTTGGAGATAAAAATCAGACAGGATTTAATCGAAGAGGGATTCTACTCTGATTCCCAGATAGATGAAATCGTAGACTACATAACAGACCATACATCAGTCGATTCTGATGGGAATTACATTTTCGAGGCGGAGGAATATTAATGGCAAAGATTAGCTTGAAGAAAAGCGATGCAAAGGCAATAGGAACTAAGAAATCGAACGACGAGGTTGAAGAATATCCTCCCTATGTTCGTAATTATGAAACACTCAAAGAAGGGCTATTTAGGTATCTGAACAGGTATGACAGTTCAGAGTATCTTGCTCTTATCTTCTCAGCATTGGCGGTCGATTCTTTTGAATACAAATCGCTGTGGGATGAATTCGAGAGAACATACAAGTCCAAGGTCAAGAAGGGAGAACCTTGGAATCTGGCATTCAATTTCTCAGCAAGGGGTACGCTTGGAATAGATGAACCACAGCGTTTCTTTGTATATGCTATTGAACCGATAGATTCGGAGTTTGCCAGACAGGAACTTCTTGGAGAGTTCGAGATGACTCCGAGGGAATTCATGAAGGAATTTGTCATAGATGATTTGATGCGTCAGGCAGAGAGATTCTCCAAATCTACCGACTCCATGACAACCAAGGACATGATTAAGACCCTCAAATCCAAGGGTTATATCGTGTTCAAGGCGGAGGACGAGGTTTCCGATGAAACGACCGAGGAAGACATGGAGGAATCCTCAGAGGTCGAGGAAGTCGGAGAGACCACCGAGGACACCGAGGACGATTCCGATGTAGAGGTCGAAATCGACGTTGATAAGAAATCGAGGAAGTCCAAGAGGAAATCTGGTGCGGATATCCTGAAATCCAAGGGCTGGGTCAGGAAGACCGATGACAAGGGTCCCGATTCCGAGGACGTAGAGGACGGTGCAATCGACGAGAAGGCCGTTACCGTACCCGATACGAAAGAACCATCGGACAATGTAGAGGACGCGGACACAGGCGTTCCCGAGGACGATGAACTTCACGAGGACTCTAAGTCATCGCAGAAGGTCGGAGATAAGGAGGGCAACGATATCGACGAACTCAAAGAGGGTCCGCAGAATTCCGAGGACATAGCGAACATGGATATAGGCGACCTTATCGAGTCCAAGAAGATGAAGAAGGAGGAACAGAAACCGCCAGCATCGTTCCAGCCTTTCTCGAACAATTACCGCACCACGCAGATGGGCGAGGGGAAGATGAGCATATCCAATGCAATCACACCCAAAGGGTCTGTCGGAAAAGGGAGGAAATGAGATGACGGACTCATTCGTTATAAAGAAACTGAAAGAGAACGGTATGGATGAATCGGGTCAGAAACTCGTGAAATTCGAGAAATCCAAGGTCAAGAAGGGAGATAACCCCATGTCGACCATCGGATATCTCAAAGACGCATTATCCCGTCTCGAACAGAAGGTAGCGGAATTCGATGAGAAGGAATCCTCCAACTCTCCCCGTATCGGCATCGCTCATGACATCATCAATCTATGCAATGAAATCAAGGAGAACGCCGAGATTGTCGGCAACTATGCATCCGCCAATATGATGCGCGATATGAATAAGTCCAAAGTCGATAAGGCTCCTATCGGAACCGATAATAAAGGAATCAGAAGAATATGATTTCGGAGGGATTCATATCCCTCCAAACTCTTTATTAGTTTATTAAAGAATATATTTTATATACTTATATGTGTTATTCAATTCTGTAAACCGATGGGTTTACAGGTGTGAATGGAATGAGCGAAGTACACGGATACATACTTGGAGAGAAGATTATCGCAGGTTCTTGGATAGAACTCTACGATATCGCACAGGAGAAATCAGATATCCTCGGCATGACCCTTACCGTCAAGAACGACAGGGAAGAGGAAATCCACAGATGCCACCCTCACAAGGGGGTGGCCTGAATGGTCTACGTAGGATTACAGAACTCGCACACGCTCGACGAATGCTATCTCAACATAGATTCCGAAATCAAGAGGACGTTGCGCTCGATTTAGCTCGACAACGGATGGAAGGAGATATACAGCATTTCATCCGAGCCGATTGTGACCAATCACTCCAAAGAGGTGGCTTGAATGGACTTCTGGCAAGCGATAAAGGAGATGGACAAGGGCAAGGTCGTTCAGATGTGCGTCAACCCCGAACGCTACTATCGTCTTGCATCCGATGGATGCACCATCGTCAATAAGCCCATACATGAGGATTGGGCGTACAAGGGCGAGGAATACGGAGGGGAATGGCGCAATGCCATCTTCACATCCACTCACATCAGGGGGAGTTGGATGGTCGTGGGAGAATGGAGGGATGGTCGCATATACTAAATTCTGGGTATCTTTGAGGTATATTCCGACATATAATTTATATACCTCAATATCCTCGAATTAAAATAGGGGGAAACGAAATGAGTACGACTGTTGGCTCATTCATAAGGAACGGCAAAGGTATCAATAACTTCGAGATAGCGGATTCAAAGGGTAACGTGCTCTGCGATTCCAACGACTATAACAACGTCATATCCTATTTCGACAGGCTCGTCAAGACCTCTGTGGTAGAGGACAGGGGTAACTATGGTTTCGTGGCCACTCTGGTGGTATCATGAGCGAGTTCGAGATTGGAAGGACATACAAGCCGAGATATGGCGGAAAGGATGATATCATCACAATCGTCGATAAGGACGATACTTATATCTATTTCACCAAGGAATGGGTGCAGAACAAGGTGTTCCGTGAGAAATACATCAAACATCCGAATTCCGAAACGGCTCTTACCAATGTCTGGACTTCATCCAATGATTCGATAGACTGAAAACATCTTAAATAATATATATCCTCATTTTAATGCAACGACCGTGATATTTTGGTCGTTGTCGATAATGTCAGGTTGGAGAAGATTCCCATCGAGAAACTGATTCCCCATCCGAAGAATCCCCGTGTGGCTCTTACCAAAGGGAACCCCATCTATGAGAAACTATACACATCCATCCAGCATCACACATACATAGACCCGATTGTATGGAACGAGCGTACAGGATACATCGTGGCTGGTCATCAGAGATTCCAAGTCCTGAAAGATATGGCGGACGAGGACGGAACGGTTCTGAAAGAGATTCCTGTCGTTGTCGTGAATCTATCGGACAAGGACGAATTGACTTATCTCACAGCCGATAACAAGATTCAGGGTCTATGGGACCCCGATAAGCTGTCCGCCCTGTTCAGAGAGTTGGAGGACGATGATTACGCCTATACGGGGTTCGACGATTTCGAGATTGCATCCCTTATAGACGATGAGGAACCCGATGTAGGCGACGATGTGATTATCGACGATATAGAACCCAAGGGGTTCTCCGTAACGGTCGTGTGCGAATCGGATGACGATAAGGAATTCATGAAAAAGCTTTTCAACGAGGCGGTCAAGCTGAAAAGAAGATACACGGTATCCGAACTCAGGCTTGCAATCCCGAAGGAGTGATAATATGGCTAACAATGAAGATATAAAAGTGAACATCCAGACCGTGATGAAGAAACTGTCCGATATACACCCTTATGAGAACAATCCCCGTAACAACAAGGTCGCAGTCGATAAGGTCATCAGGTCCATCCAGCAGTTCGGATTCAAAGTACCCATCATCATAGACAATGACGGCACAATCGTGACAGGGCATACCCGTTATCTCGCATCCAAGAAACTCGGATTGAAGGAAGTGCCCTGCATCCTCGCAGACGATTTGACCCCCGAACAGATTAAAGCCTATCGCCTTGTCGATAACAAGGTATCCGAATATGCAACATGGGACGTACAGATGTTACAGAAGGAATTGAAGGATTTGGAGGACTTCGACCTGTCGGAGTATGATTTCGATGAGACATTGCAATCCGTCATAGATACGTCCGAAGAAGCGATACAGGAAGTCCAGCCAGAGAACCCCTATACATTCAAGATTCAGTTGCCTGAATATGAGGTGCAGGGTTGGGACGTCAATGCATCGGACCTTGTGAATACGGCACAGAGGGACAAACTTCTCAAAGAGATTAAGGGTGCGGACATACCCGACGATGTACGCATATTCCTCGAACTCGCATCGCAACGCCATCTTATCTTCGATTATACCAAGATTGCCGAGTTCTATGCACAGGCCGATGAAACGGTACAGGATTTGATGGAACGCTCAGGTCTTGTAATCATAGATTACGATAAGGCAATCCAATACGGATACATGAACCTCGTCAAGGAAATCGAGGAATTGAGAGAGAACGATACCGAGGATGATGAGGACAATGAGGGATGACTTCGCTGTATTCATCCTCACACACGGCAGAGCCGACCATGTGGTTACATACAATACTCTGAAACGTATGAACTATACAGGTAAGATAATCATACTCATAGATGACGAGGATTCCCAAGCCGACAGATACCGCCTCAATTTCTCCAATATGCCCAATACAGAGGTCGTACAGTTCGACAAGAAGGCTCGTGCGAGATTGACGCAGACCGCCGACAACCTCGACGAGAGGAACTCGGTGATATATGCCCGTAACGAGTGTTTTGCCGTCGCACAGGAACGTGGGTTGTCGTATTTCCTTGAATTGGATGACGATTACGGCGGAATATATTTCCGCTATCCCAAGGACGGCATACTCAAAGCCGATTTCGTACAAGATTTCGATTCCGTATGCGAGTCTATGATTAGATTCTTGGATTCCTCCAAGGCTTGCACCGTATGTTTCGCACAGGGAGGGGATTTCATCGGAGGTCTTGAAAAATACAACAATTGGGGAAATAAATCCCGTAAAGCTATGAACTCCTTCTTCTGTTGTACCGCAAGACCGTTCAATTTCCTCGGTAGGATGAACGACGATGTGAACTCATACGTCACGCTCGGTTCGAGAGGCCACCTGTTCTGGACGATAAAGGAGATATCTGTCAATCCAGCGCAGACACAGGCCGTAGAAGGGGGATTGACAGACATGTATCTGAAATATGGTACGTATGTCAAGTCTTATTATGCTGTCATATTCAACCCATCCTGTGTCAAGGTGGATTCGATGGGATGGACGAGAAGGAGGATACATCACAAAGTCTATTTTGATAATGCGGTCCCTAAGATTCTGTCGGAGAATATCAAGAAATCAGACAACATCGTCACTCCGATTTGCAAGGAGTATATGGTATGACATCAGACGATATGTTCGCCATATTCATCCTCACATACAAACGTGCGGATAACCAGCTAACGCTCGAACATCTTAGGGAGGATTTGGGATACGAGGGCAAGATAATATTGCTGATAGGCGACGATGACCCCCAACAGGAGGAATACAGGGCCACAGCATCCAGATATCCGAACACGGATGTATTCGTATTCGATAAATCGAAATCGATTCAGCATTCGGACGTATGCGACAACATCCAGAGATTCAATACGGTCGTATTCGTCCGTTCCGAGGTATTCTATGTGGCAAGGGAACTCGGATACACATACTTCATGATTCTGGAAGATGATTACAGCAGTTATCTGTACCGTTATCCTGAGGATGGGATGCTGAGAAGTCGGAAGGTGCATGATATGGACGGAGTGATTTCCGCTATGCGCAGATTCTATGAATCCACAGATGTGACCTCAATATCGTTCTCCATGGGAGGGGATTATATCGGGGGTCTTAGCAAGTATCTGAATTGGGGATACAAGCAGAGGAAGGTATGCAATTCGTTCTTCCATTCCACAGACAGGCCGATGCGTTTCATAGCACGCATGAACGACGATATAGCCACTCAGGTCAATATGTCGCAGAGAGGGCATTGTTTCCTGTCTGTCCGTGAGATAGCCATACCTCAGCCTGAGACCATGACGCAGGAAGGAGGTCTTACAGATATGTACAACGCGAACGGAGAGTATCAAAAAGCATTCTATACCCTCATAGCACAGCCATCATGTGTCAAGATAAGATATATGAGACATCTGAAACAGCCGATACATCATTCGGTATCGTACAATAACTGCACACCATGTATCCTGTCCGATGATATCAAGAAATCCAAGACCAGGATTACACCTATTTGCAAGGAGTATATAGCATGAAAGGAGTCGTACTGGCGGCTGGCGACGGCAAGCGTATATCGGGATACCATGATTTCGCATCGAAGGTGCTGATAGAGATAGATGGTCAGCCTTTGATAATGTTGAATATGGAACGTATCTCCCCGTATGTCGATTCTTTCGTGGTCGTGGTAGGTAAAGCGAAGAAGGAGATTGTATCAAAGGTCGGATATGTATATGATGACAAACCTGTCTACTATGTGGAACAGGAGGTCAGAGATGGACCTCTCGGTGCTTTGAGATGCGCCTACGACCTCATAAAGAACGATGATTGCATAATCGTGCTTGCGGACGAATATATCATAGGCGATAGGATTCGCCAGACAGTAGAGATATTCAACAGACGTTATCCCGATGCCATACTCGGAGTCATACCTGATTCCAAAAAGGAGGATATCGCTCAGACATACTCCATAGAATATCTGTCGGACAATTACGGCAACCCCCACAAAGGGGATTGCGTCAAGAGATTGGTCGAGAAACCCAAGACGTTCCCGAACTCGATAAGAGGTACAGGATATTATTTCGTATCCGAATATGTGATTCGCAAGATTCCCCATGTCAAGGCGAGGAAGAACGGCCAGTATGAGATTACCGACCTGTTCAGCTATGTCCTGAAAGGCGGAGGTACAATCATAACCCGTACAATCGCAGAGAAGGCATACAATATAAATTCGATTGAAGTATTGAACGAGTTGATAGGTTGAGGACGAACAAGCCAGTATTCGAACCGATGAATCCCAAGGGCTGGGATAAGCATTTCATCGTGGCAATAGATTACGACGGTACTCTGACCTCTAAACGTGACGGCAGTATAGATAAGGTCGCAATCCAATACGTCAAGAACATCCGTGACCTCGGATGCGTAATCATCCTATGGACGTCGAGATATGACGAACTTCTCGACAAGGCTATTGCGGAATGTTCCAAGAGAGGTTTGGAGTTCGATTATGTCAATTCCAATCCTCTACGCCATTCATCGGACAAGGTATCCGCCGACATATATATAGATGACAAATCCGAGATAGGCCCGATACCTTGGATAAAATGGATTGATTTCATTCAAAAACAGCTTTCACTCAAAGAATATATCCTGATGGAGAGGTAATATGGCCGACAACATTTCTTCGGATAAACTGATGTATCACATGGCTCATGTGGTCGAAGGACTCCCCATAACCTGCAATTGGTTTCTGAACGATGTATGCAACAACAGATGCACCTATTGTAATTTCGCACGTCACATGAACAGGGATGGCAACAATATATCGTATCTTGATTTTGTGAAGTATGCGAACAGATTGAAGGAAATCGGTGTGAAGGGAATCATACTCGAGGGCGGAGGGGAACCTACTATATGTCCCGACTTCGAGAAGATGACCCAATATCTGGATTGTATCTCCATACCGTACATCATTCTGACCAACTTCAATGAATACAGAGAGGTAAAGCCAGAGGTTCTGAGGGTGTCCCTCGATGCTTGGTCGGAGGACACATACAAGGCGAAGAGAGGGGTCAGCAGATACAATAAGGTCAGGGACAATATAATCCGCTATGCTAAATGGAGGGATGAGCATTCACCCGATACAGAGATAGGCATCCAACTTGTCACCTGCGATACGTCGGAGATATTGCCGTTCTACGAGGGCAACAAGGATTTACCTGTCGATTACATAACGATAAAGCCGTATGAGTCCACCAACTGCACGTTCTACGATGGCAAGGACGATGCAATCGCCGAGCAGAACGCCATAATCAAGGCTCTGTCGGAGAAGGATTCCCGTATAGTCTATAATTACAAGTGGCGTGACCTCAACCATCGTTTCTCGGAATGCTACGCTCATGCGAATCAAATCGGACTAAGGTGGGACGGTGCGGTCATGTGCTGTTGCCATCGTCCCTACGATGTGCTGGGGAATATAATGGACGAGGATATCCTTGTGAAGAACCGTCAGACCAGATTCGATATGTCCAAATGCGACGTTCCGTGCAGACTGACTGGGCCTAACACATTATTGGAGAATCTGAACAGAGGATGCAAGAATCAGAACTTCATCTAAATATTAAATAATATAAATCAAATGAATCCGTATGCCTAAATCGTATAAGACCGACGAATTACAGGAGTATCTTCAATCCAAGAAGGGATTGAACGAGATTACCGAGCAGTCCCGTAGCGGTAAGACCCTCGCAGAGATATCCGAGCATTTCGGGATTGCCCGTACCACACTATACACATGGTCCAAGAAATATCCTGAGATTCAATCGGCATTATCCGAGGGAAAGCACGTTGCGGATGACCGTGTGGAGCAATCCCTGTACGAATCCTGTTTCGGACGTACCGAGAAGGAGGTCACGGTGGAGAAGGACAGGGACGGCAATGTGATTAAATCCATAGTCCGCACCCGTTACATCCCTCCGAACATCACGGCAATCCAATATTGGTTATCTAATCGTCGCAACGACACATGGAAGGCAAGACAGCAGTTGGAGTTCGCACCCGATACCAAACTGCCTGTGATGTTCGTAGAGGATATACCAAACCCGTTCATCAAGAAAGATGTCGAAGAAAAAGACGCATCCGAATGACCTCGAAAGCGAGAACGCATTGGAAGTGCCACAGTTCAGGCAATTCAACATATCAAAGCTGATAGGTCAGGGTTATGACGAGTACTGGTGGTGGCACGGCAGATATGCGGTATGCAAGGGCAGTCGTGCCAGCAAGAAGTCGTTCACAACAGCGTATTGGATAATACTCAATATGATGAAATACCCCCTTGCGAACACGCTCGTGGTCCGCAAGGTTTCGGGTACTAACAAGGACTCCACATTCGCTCTGTTGATGCAGATTATATACTCGCTCGGTCTGGATGACGAATGGTACGCTCATATATCCCCTTTGGAGATAATATGCCGTAAGACCCATCAGAAGATTCTGTTCAGGGGACTGGACGAACCTCAGAAACTATCGTCCATAACCGTGGAGAGAGGGGTCCTATGCTGGATGTGGGTGGAGGAGGCATATCAGATTACCAACGAGGCCGATTTCGACATTGTCGACCAGTCGATACGCGGTCAGATGCCAGAGGGATATTTCCCACACATAATGATTACATTCAATCCTTGGCACAGGGAACATTGGCTCAAAAGAAGGTTCTTCGATACCCCGAACAAGGAGACCCTTGCCATGACTACGAACTATCTGATAAACGAGTTCATATCTGATTTCGATAAGAGCTATTTCGAGGATTTGAAAGAACGCAATCCCCGTCTATATCAGGTCGCTGGATTGGGGGATTGGGGAGTGTCCGAGGGTCTGATTTATTCCGATTGGGAGGAAAGGGAGTTCGATGTGGGCGAGATTATGAAACGCAACACCGTTCTCGCCCTGTTCGGGCTGGATTTCGGATTCACAGACCCGACAGCATTCGTCGCTCTGATGCTCGATACCGCAACCCGTACAATATACGTCTATGACGAATGGTATCAGACAGGAGTGCATAACATAGATATCGCCAACAAATTGAAGGAAATGGGGTATCAGAACGAGCGTATCGTATGCGATTCGGCACAGCCTGAGTCGATATACGAATTGCAGACCCTTGGTCTTTCCAGAGTCACAGGTGCGATAAAAGGTCAAGATTCGGTAGAGTGGGGCATCCAGAAATGCCAGCAGTACCATGTCGTGATTCTTCCCAAATGCGTCAATTTCCTCACAGAGATTTCGATGTATGCCTATGACCAGGACCGCATGGGTAAATTGATGAACAGGCCCTGTCATGATTTCAGCCACGGCATGGATGCTTGGAGATATGCCGTATCCGAGATGCTGTATCGTACAGGACAGATAGAAGGGCTGGTTATCGGGCCGAAGGAAGATGCTCAATCAACGGTGTATCAAAGGAACAGGGCGGAATCAGAGCATCCAGAGGAATTTGTATCCAAATATGTATTTTAAAGAATATATTTTATATACTTCAATATTTATTACATCATTGGGATATCCGAACCCGTGTGAAGTACATCCCATTCCATCTCGCTTTTACATGACGGGTATCCCTTTTACCAGCCTGATAATTTAAAGAAATCTTATAAGGGAGTAGATGGATTGTCGAGGTATGCTATCCACCACACATCTGTCGAAATCGAAGAATAAGCCGAAATCGTCAGAGGTCGCATCGCCCAATCTTCCGAAGAGCGTCATGGGTCTTTCGACCGCTGAATCATTCGATAAGGGTGTGGTGCAAGAGGTGGAAGTGGTCGGAAGACCATCGAACATCATCTGGAGATTGAATAACCGTTCGTTCTGGTGGCAATTCTATTCCCTTATGGATTTCTACCGTTCCGAGGTATCAATACTCGACACCATCATCTCTCGTTCCGTGACCGAGATATTCAGATACGGGATAGATTTCGAGCCTGCGTTCGTAGTCAAATGTGTGGATTGCGGTAACGAATATCAGAACAACGTGAAGGTATGCCCCTACTGCAACTCCACGAGATTGGTAAAGCCAGAGGAAAAGCAGAAGGATTATTTCGTCAGACCTGACGGCACATCGTTCCTCGAAGAATGCAACGAGAACCAGCAATCCCTCAAAGACCTGTGCAGAATGTATGCCGAATCCCAATACCAGAACAATCAGGCATATCTTCTCGTAATAACAGGTGATGTGATTGACAATGAGACCAAGCAGTTGAAACATTCCTATCCGTTGGAATTCATCTGCATCGACCCTAAATTCGTCCGTTATCTGTATGACGAGCATGCCGAGCCAGGAGAGTTATATGGGTTCACAATGAACGACAGACGCACTCTGATTACCCTACCTCATGACGGGGATTTGGTCACTACGACACCAGACGGGGAGGTAATCTATCCAGCATACTGGCAGGTCGGAGACTCCTTCGGTGCTGGCGGACCGTATATATCGTACACGAAGGACGAGATATACCAGAACCATTGGTTCAGGCAGTCCATGACCTACGGGATACCCCATTGGCTCTCAATCGAGGACGATTTGCTCACCTATCATTACATCGAGAAACATAACCTGAAGAAATACAAGTACGGATACGTCCGTAAGATTGTGGTTCTCCCAGGATACGATGTGAATGTAATCAAGGATGTAGCACAGGGGATACAGAACGTTCTGGCGAAGAACGACAACTCCGTTCCGATAGTCGGATTACCGCCAGCACCCCCAGGCACGAGTCCACAGCCAGCATCCACCCTCGAAATGGGTGCGGAATCGGGTTCAGACCTCATACAGACCAAGAACGACATCCGTGACAGGCTATGCGCCCATGCTGGTGTCCCCAATCTGTTCGCTGGCGACGTGGAGAACGGCGGAGGACTCAACAACGAGTCACAGCAGATTACGACCTTCGACCGTTATCTAATGGACAAATATGATTACACGGATGATATGCTGGATTGGATTCTTTCGTGGTTCCCCAAGATTACGGATTGGAAACTGAGAGTCAAAAGACCCTCAAAGGCCGACCAAGCCAATAAGCAACTTCAAGAGGAAATCCAGATTGCACAGGGCATGAAGAACCTCGGATTCCAAATCACATACACCAACGGAGAGTTCACATACTCCGAGAAACCCGTCGATATGGGCATGGGGATGGGCGGAATGGGCGGAGGTATGGACCCTGCGCAGAACACGGATATAGGATTCAGAGGCATGCTTGGGGCTGGCGGACTCGGTAACGATACCGAGCAGATGGATACGAAAGGAGAGGTCGGAGAATATGAGGACGATGCCTATCAGCAGTACCAAGCATCCAAGGATGCAAAGCTAAGGAAGGCTGGTAGTTCCTTTCGCCTATCTCAAGGGGACCTCAGAAGAGCAATATCTCAAATACATCGGTAAGGATGTCTACGGATTCCTCCGCAATCACAAGGAGGACATCGCCCAAGTCCTCGCAGTCGGATTCGATGTTGCAGATACGATACTGCCCAACGGCACGCATCCGTTCGTCGATATGACCTTCGATGAGGTCAAGGAGATGTACATCGGTATGATTGAGGTATTGCAGAAACCCCAATGGTCGGTGCAGGAGATTAGGGACGTAGTTTACAATTCATGCGCCAAGTACCGTGATGCGGAGAGAGGGGATGCCGAGATACGTAACATGGTCAAGCGTATCGCTCAGACCGAGATGAACCGCATACTTTTCTATGCGAAGGAGCAGGAGGCCATCGAGTCGGGAGCGACGGATTCATACTTCATCTGGGCTGGCCCGATAGACAGGCGCATGACCCCTATGTGCCGTTTCCTGCAAACGGGGGAATTGAAAGGGGAGAACAACAGGGGCGAACCTTACGATTACGAGGAACTCCGTAGCGAACTCCCCGAATGGAGGGAGGAAGGATGGACTCTGCCCGAATTGAAGGTGATTTGCCGTCAGGTGCATGATGTGTTCTATGCTCACGATGTGGTCAAGACCCCGATGCTATCCGATTGGCAGATGCACATAAACTGCCGTCACACGTTCGGATACTCGATGAAAGCACCCAAGCTCGATGCACCGATAGAGGTCGATGGATGGATACAGGTGGATAACGCACAGGAATCGCCTGCAAGCGACGAGAAACCCCCCGAATATGTAGGCATACCTCCATCGTTGCAAACCCCCTCAGAACCGAAGGAATACGCTTGGGATGGACCGTTGCAGATTGAGTTCGTAGGGGATGCCGTCATGCAAGCCGACGATACCGATGACATAGACATCTTCGAGACGCCTTTGGCTCAATACACGTTCGGGATAGAGCATCCTATGAGGAACGTACCCCTGTTCATACTTCCCGAATCGACGGAGAACGACGAATCCGCCATCTTCCAATTCTCCACCGTGAACGAGTTCCAGTTGGGCTCATGGCTCAGATTCGTCATAGAGGAATTGGATGCTGGATTGGATATGCCTGTGATAGTGGATGTGCTGAACAGCGAATCGGGTATGACCTATCAGGAGATAGGATACATACAGAGACATTGGGATTGGCTGTTCGACGTCGCCCTCGATATGGGATGGATACTATGACCGTAGCGACCCTCAACATCCAATGGAAGGTCGAAATAAGCACCAAGGATTTGAGGGACTATATGAAGTCGCAGAAACGTCTACAGCCTTGGTGCTGTGTCATAGGCACGAAACAGGCCGAGTGGATGGAGTTCGGGACATCCCCTGCGACAAGGGCGGATTGCGAGTACCCGAGCATGAGCGACCCCCAGTTCTATGTGATGAAGGGCAGGGGCAAGAACAGGAAACCCACGTTCGACCCTGTTCTCTATTATAAGGAAGTGTATCGCCGTTCGGAGTTCTACCGCAACATATACGATTGGGTCAATCTGAAAGGCGCACCCAACGTAAGCCAGAAGGAGAAATACGAGATTGCTTGGAGGATGTGCCGTATAATCGCAAAGAACGGGTTGAAACCCCGTCCGTTCTTCCGTCCAGCATTCTATTACATGTGCGCACATATACAGGAATGGTGGAATGACGGATAGAGCATCGAGCAGATGGTATATTGCATGGAGAAGAAGGTGGACCAGTTCATAAGGGAGAACCCTACCGACGGGCTTTCGGATTTACAGCGCAACCTCAACTTCTCTGGTGCCATGAGGATGTCGTTGCATTCGTTCGCAATACCCGACGAGGATGTGCCGAGGGCGTTGAATCCGCCCGTCAATCCGAGGCCGATAGCCAACGACTTATCAGAGGATAGGGCGAGGGCTACGGGAGAGAGATACCGATGAAGGTCGTTCTAAGGCACAGGGTCAAGGATGATTCCAATGTCATTCTAATCGACGAATCCCTGTATTTCGAACCTCAGATGTTGGAAATCGACAAATCCGATGAAACACACGACGGACAAGAGTTTACGGAATAATATAAATTATATACTTACATGTGTTATTCAATTATGTAAACCTTCGGGTTTGCAGGAGTGAGTGGAATGTCGGTAAGCAGATACCTCGAATCGGCGATAAAGGACGAATTGAAATATCACATCGGGAAACTCGGTCTTTCAAGGGCGAAGACCATGTATGTGGATGTAGTGGATGCCCTCGGTTGCATAAGGAACATCCATGTGTTGGTAAAGCACAAGGCATTGTCGGACGGTAGCAACTGCTCGATATTCAGCATCCTGTCGTACCCCGACTGGTACATATCCTCCGCTGATTTGATAGGCCATGCGATACTCGACGGCAACGGAATCCGCTACGTCGGAGAGGACTACGGGGATTATACCAAGGACAGGATTTCCGCATGGCTTGACAAGGCATTGGAGGAATGGAATCAATGAGGTACATCGTCAAGGCGAGCAAGCTGAACGAATACGAAACCCTCGTATTCCCGTTCAGATATACCGTGTATGACGGGGATTCGTTCAAGAAGGCCAAGCAGGTGTTCCTCGAATATGCTCAGTTCACAGGCGTGTCCTTCGAGTCAAGACTGTGATTTCATATCAGATAAATAGCAACGATAGGATACAAGGGCGATAACATGAGAAGCGCAGATAAGCTATATCTCGACGTCCCCTACAATTCATGCAGAATCATAGGCTCTGTATGCGAGAGAGGGGACTGTCGCAACTGCTCGATACCTATAGTGATGCCTGAGAGGGCGAGGCAGATAATAGAACAGGATTCATATTACCGAGCGAGGGATTGGAAGGATGCTCTGGATGGGAACGGTCGAGCGTCCATTATGTCCTATATGCACCTCGTCGAGGCCGATGTCAAGGGTCTCCTTGCTTTCATCGGACAGAACGAGGGACAGGGAGTATTGGATTTGCAAGGACTGTAAGCGCAGATTCCCCGTCAGGGAATTAAAGAAACGATATAAATGATTAGAAGGATGGCGATAACATGATATTAAAGCCGGTATGGTATGATTTCCTCATATGGGATACCTCGGACCCCATGTTCCCTGTTGCAAAAGGGTTCAAGAAGGGTACTCCGCCAGAGATAATCAAGGCCTATAAGAAGGATTTGAAGGACTATCAAAGGCGCAGAGAGGAAGACCCCTATGAAAGACTCATCTGAGCAGATAGAGAAGAAGGACTGCCCTGGCGGTATGCACGCCCATACGGGCTATACAGCATGCCATCCGTTGGATAAGCCCCATCGCCCTGGTTCTTCCGCAGACCTGTACCATCAGCAGACGGGCATAGAGAACACATGGTATCGCAATCACGGAACGACCCGTGAGGATTACGAGAAGGAACATCCCAAGGACAGCACCCCTAAGGCCCCCGAATCCACGGGCGAACCCTCGGAACCAGAATCCGAATCAAAGCCCAAGCCAGAGCCTGAATCGGATTACAGGGACGAGAAGGTGCCTGGCGTACACCAATGGGATTCCATGAGGGAGATTAAGGCGACCAATCCCAAGCTATACAAGAACGTGAGTTCAGCCCGCGAGGTATTGAGGAAGTACGAGGGGAAGGAGGGCGTGAAGTCATCACAGATATACAAGCAGTTCGCAAGGGCTCTCCTGAAAGACGTCAAGGACGGATACGGCAAACCCGTAGAACCTCATATAAACCCTCAGCTGTTCAACAGGGTCGAACCGAGATACGCAATCCAATTCCTCAACGACATATTGAAATCGGCGGAGGAATGCCCGATAGGATGCAGAGCGGTGAAGGACATCAGACTGTATTCGAATAAGGGTTCCTCTACGCTCATGGCATATCGCTATTACGGTATCGGGTTCGAAGTGAATACGGCGCACAATCTCAAAGACCGCAAAATCGGTTCCAAAGCCACCCTGACCAACCTCAAAGGAGAGGAAACGGAATGGGACTTCCACTTCAAAGGACAGGATACGACGAACTCCATAGACCACGAATACGGTCATTCCGTATCCAGAGAGATATCCGCGCTCAGAATGATGTCCGACGAGGTGATACCAAGGAAGTTCATCGCATCGGAATTGAGGGAATATGCATCCAAGAAATATGATGAGGATGACAACAGACCCTCGAAGGAGAGATGGGGCATGTACATCGGCGAATACATCCTACCTCTGTCTGGGCATAAATACGGCGAACCCGAATATTACAAGTACGGGGAGATTAGAATATCTAGGTGCGACGAGAGCATCGTATCGGATATACAGAAGATTGCGGAAAGATACGGATGCGAGGTAAAGATTGACAAGAAGGAGAAACACTACAAATCTCTCGATTCCGAACGTCCCGACCTATATAAATTCACACTCAGGTTTGAGAAGTCGAAGAAGGGCATACCCGATGCAATCAAGGAGAAGTTCAAGGAAGACCCCCTCAGCACGCTCGATAAGATGGAATACGAACTCGACTATGCGGACAAGATTGCGACAGAACGTGTGAAGGATTGCGAGGAACTCTATAAGAAGATATACAACGTGGACAGAATCGACCCTACCGACGTATATTCTGGATACGGTTTCTCCGCAACATCGGGATTCGATAAGAAGATATCCGCAGACAGCATGAAGGGCAGGTCATGCGAGGAGAGGTTCGCAGAGGCCTATGCGGATTTCGTCATCCGTGGGGAGAACGCCAACTCCATGTCGAAACTCCTTGTCGCTCATTCCCAATACACCTATCACAGATGCATGCTGGATTACGAAGGCTCGTTCGAGGATTTCGTGAAGGACAAGATAGGCATGGACAAGTTCGAAAGGCTGATTACGAAGTCCATCGACAGGATAGAGGACGTCAATCTAAGATTCGTAGATTCTATCAAGAAGGGTATCGAAAACAGACAAAACGACACCATCCGCAAGCATCAGGCATTCATCGAGTCCGTCAGAAAGCAGTTCGATATGAGAACGACGAAATACAGAGTGCCTAAGAGATTGATAGCATTCGGACAGGAATATACCTTGGATAATGGGTATCTCCAACCCGAAGACGATTCGGACACGGCATCGGGAACACAATACAGATTCGTCACGAAGCACGATTTTTGGAAGGAATACGATGAAGGCGAGGGTCAGAATCCCGATAGCACCACGATAATCCTCTACGACAACGGTCGTACTTGGGCGAGCTATATGGATTCCAAGCCAGATAAGTCCGATATGAGGTCGGGAGTAATCTGCACCGAATGGGGTTTCATCTGTTACAACTGCACTCCCACAAGGGATGATGACGGGCATGGGGATTACATATACGATGTAGAACTCAATTGAAACGGTGCTAAGAAACTGAAGGATTGAATTTTCCTGAAAGTACAAACCGCCCGTGTATGATTTGTACTTTCGTACAAACCTCTTCCTCATTTTCCAATTAAAATAGTTATATAACTGATAATCAAGGTTAAGGTTCATGTACTCCAATATCTCCGAACTCCCCACAGAGGTCAAGAACGCATTGGACGAGGACGATTGCAAAATATTCCTTGAAAAATTCAATGAGAAGAACCCTCAGACCGAAGAAGAATATAGGGACGCTATGAGGTACGCATGGGAATGTTGCAAGAACCTGCCCTCGTCGTTCTCGTTCGATATAATCGCATCGGTCGAGGATGTAGATTCGGACGGGGAGCTAATCACAATCAAATCGTTATCCGACCAGATGGATAAGTTCATCGAGCAGGGCGGTGTCGTTCAATCGGAGCATGGGGACTATCGCACAGCGCATATATGGGGGTGGGATGAGTACACCGACCCCGACACAGGATATCCTGGGGTGCTTGTCCATGGCAACGTGTTCGGGGGTCGTGGGGAGAACTCGGAATATGCGAAGGCCAGACAGGACTTCCTGAACGGTAAGAACAACCTGTCAATCGCTGGCGATGCATCAATCGAAGGCTACGAATGCGACAAGGGAAGATGTTTCGTCAGGAGGAATCTGACTCAGCTTATGGAGATTTCTCTGGTAGACAGCCCAGCGAACCCCTATGCTAAAATGCTCTGGTACAACGACAAGGCCATCGTGAAAGGGAACACGAATCTCAAAGTCAAGAACGTAGGCATCCACAAATCCTACAATGAATGCGATTTGGAAATGCTGAGGAAGAAACTCTCCGATTTCGATACAAAGATTACCTCGAAGGGACTGATAGTCAAGGATAAGGTTTCCGTAGGGATTTCTGCGGAATCCGTAGAAATCGTCAAATCAAAAATCAAAACACTCGGGCAACTTGTCGAGGTGTCTTCGGATTCCGTAGTAATCGATACGAATAAGCGCATCTTGGAGCGTGAATTCAAGAAGTCCTTCGACAATAAGGAATGCGATACCGACGGCATTCTGACCAAGAACGTCGGAAAAGGAAGGTTCACAGAACTTTTCAACCGCTCGCTGATAAGACCGAACAAGGACGGTATATGGGCATTCGACGGTTCGATATTGAAGAACCGTGACGAGGATTGGGATGATAACGGCAATTACATAGGCCCGAAGAACACGATTTACGTCTGGGATGCCAACGGGAACGAGATTCTGTGTTTCGCTCCCGTCGACGAGCACGATACCTCCGACGGCTGGTCCATATCGAATGTCGGTTCGGAGAGATACTGGAAGTCCGATTCATGGGGCAGTCATTGGGATTCGATAGATGAAGTGGTCGATGCAATCAGACGGCATAAGCGCAACGTGACGATTAAGAGAGGGGTCTATTGGGACGATGCCAATTACCTTGAGGATATCTAATAAAATGAAATATATACTTCAATATATATTTACAATCAAAAACAGGTGGTAGGATGTACGAATTTCAGATAAAGAAGATGAGAAACATACAGAAATCGAGGTACACGTTCAAGGTAGATACATCTTCTGCGACGATAGGACAGCCCGTCAAAGGCGGTCAGTTCGACAGCAGAGATTACGTCATACCCCTCTCGAACCTGTCGGTAAAGTTCGGGAGGGAGGTCATCGCAAGCGGTCTGTCTGGAGAAATCTACATAAACGAATCCGATTTGATGGATACGGCCGAGGAAGACGGACTGTACGAGAGGATGTACGCAGAACTCATAACGTCCCGTGAGAGGAAACTCGAAGAGGAACACGGGAACGATGATGACTTCGGCGAACTCGAAGAACAGCTATGGGATGAACTCATAAAGGTGAACCGCAGACTCGATGATGCGTTCGACAACATATCCTATGAGCTACTGTCAATCGGCAGGATTCCTGCGATATCGTTCAAGGGATTCGTCTACGACGGGGATTCGGAGTTGGAGGACGAGTATGTAGATGAACTCAAAATGAAATTCACTTGCAGACTGTCGATACCCGACTTCGGGGAACACGAAATCACGGCGGAGACAGATTCCGCATCCTTCGTCCCGTCCGACGGGATGATTGACGAGATGATTTCCTATATGGAAATGGAGAACGAGGAAACGGAGTGACGATTCGCATTGAACTATTATGAGGGATACTATGGAAGATATAGGCAAGATGATAGGGGACAGACGCTGGTTCAGGGAGAGGGGTCAAATCTTCAAGGAAATGGCACCCGACATGACGGCGCAGATGAATGACTATGCCTTTATGATAGACGAAATCATAACGGATTTCGGTCTTAAAGGCGGATACGCATTATCCGAAGAGGACGGACATACGACGATGATATTCAACGTCAACGACTGCACGAAACCCTGCGACAAGTATCAGACATCGCAGGACGGGGATTGGCTGTCCGTTCAGTTGGATTCGATATCGAAGGAGTGCGGTTCTGCTGGTGTAGGCGGAGGGTACTCACAGGCGAGATATTCCGATAAGACCGAGAAATCGGATTTGACTCCCGATGATGACCTATACAGGGATATCAAGAGTAGCGGTAACCTGGTAAGGGAAATCGATAACGGTGACGGCACCCGTACCGAACTCTACGGTTGGCAATCCGAATATGAGTCGGGGTACAGCCCATGCATATATAGGTTCGTGCTTATCGGAGACTCTATGGTAGATGGAGAGATATATGTCACTCCGAGAGCGGTCAGAGATGCATGCGACCAATTCAGTCTAGCATATCCGTTCCTTCTCAAATCCAAGAAGTCCAAGGTCAAGAAGTCCACCGATGCCCTGCTCCATCTCAAACCGCTCGGTCAATGGTATCACATGACTTCCGACGGATATCCCGATTACGTCACCGAAGAGTTCGCAATCCGCATGGAGGATTATGGGGACACACCGCAGGACAATGCGGATTATCTCGCAGACTATTGCGAGAGGGTCTATGACGGCTCCCGTTGGATTGGCAACGTGGACCATTACTACATCGTTGAGGACAACGATATCAAGGAGATAAGCAGGGATGATGCGAAAGCCCTTGCAAAATCCAAGACCAATAAGAATGGAAGATGAGAGGACATCGAGAGGTTAAATACTACAAACCCGTTACTAAATCTGTCTTGGATAGGTAAATCTACCTTGATGACTTGGACCATAGGCCCGAACCGTGCCTACGAAAGTGAAACGGTTCACATATTCTCATACATTTTATGATATTACGGATACCGTCGTTATGGTACTCCGACCTGTTCAATTCAAAAAGGCTTATAAGCGTTAATCAGAATCTCTTGCCAAAGAGGTCTATAAATGGATAGTGATACCGCATGGGCGCAATTCAAGAAGAACAATCAGACCTCGGTAGAGGATAAACTCGACGTCATCCTTGCACAGCAACAGGAGATTATCACCGATACATCCCGTGTCGCTGACCTCGTTCCCCTCGTTACGGGGGACAAGGCGGAGGAGGACGCTTTGGAGGAAACGGGCGATTTGGAAGAGGTGCCTGACGAATCCATTGACGAGGATGCCCCTCTCGAAGATTCGGGAGAGATATCCGAGGACGAGGACAATCCATTCGCTTTCCTCGATGAATCCGACGATTCAGGCGACGAGAACCAAGAGTATGATGGGGAATACCTATCAGACGATGGAATCGCCGAGGATGACGGAGAATACGAGGAAACTGACGAGGATTCGGATGTCGAGGACTTCGACTATCCCGAAGAGGATGAATCCGAAGAGGATTACGAATCCTCAGAGGAATCCGACGAGCCGTATGAAAGCGACGAGTCCGACGAGGAAACTGACGAGGACGGTCATCAGAGCCAATCCGAGGAATCCGATGAAGAGGAATCATACGACGAATCGGAGGATGTTGAATCGGAGGACGAATCCGAAGAGGATGAATCCGATGAAGAGGACTACATCTCATTCGACGAGATTGACGAGGACGAAGAATCCGACGAGATTGACGAGGACGATAAGGCGAAGAAATCCGCCCGTCCAGACACAAAGACCATCAAATCCGTGTCGGACAAGGCACGCATGACGGTGATATCGAGAGTCCAAAGACCCGATGATTCCCTATCGTTCGGAAGGTCGAGCAATTCCGACCAGATTGCCGATGCTCTTTTCAAATCCGCAAAGGAGTTCGAGATAGGGTTCGGCATAGACCCCCATAAGGTAGTCGAGAAGGATTGGGCGGATTACCGCATGATGAAGAAACTAAACTCATTCTGATTTCAAAGTGATAACATGACTGGAGATATTTCAAGGGGAATCACTCAGATTGGCGGAGAACTCGTTACCATCGGGTACTCCAACAACGGAGCTGGAACCAAAGCGCTTATCAATGACTTCTATGACGAACAGCTCCGTATCGGAAAGTCGGCTGGATTCACAGGATACGGCACGGCTGGCGTATTCAACGCAATCATGGGAAAGGAGATTACGGCTGGCATGTTCGCATCCAACAACATCCTCACCGCCATCGGTGCAAGGCCCTACGACCATGAGGGAATGCGTATCGCATACGACCTCGCTCAGAAGGGCGGAATCGGAACAAGGAGGGAGGGACACATCCCCGACTCCGTGAAGATGCCCATCAAGCAGGTGCGCCAGCCCTACAAGGAGCTTCCGTTCTCGTTCAACTACGGACTCGGACTGAAAGCCCTTGAATCCAAGGACGATACCATCGCATACCAGCAGTACATCGACATGATGACCGCCAACTACTCCGATGCGCTCGACTACGACCTTCTCCGTCCGATTACCGAGGCCCAGCCCGTGGACAACGGAGAGGAAATCTGCCTGACTGGAATCGAGAGGGCAATCGCATCCTCCGTAGAGGTCGGAGAGACCTACGGAACCGTGGCAATCACAGGCGATATGGTCTCCCCCTACGGCGGAGTCGCATCCGACCTGTACGACGTCCGTACCGCCAGCACTCAGAACAACTTCGACGGATACGTCAACAACGTCGAGGGAGTCCTCTCGCTGGATGACATGAACGGCCTGTATTCTGGATGCGCACCCTATTGGGCGGACCAGGCGAACCCCAACAACAAGATATTCGGAATGTCCGTCGTGGCATTGGAGAAGATTTCTGGACTGATGAACTCTCAGAACCTCTGGCTCGAGTCCGTGTTCGTGCAGAGGGACTTCAACGGCGTCAAGACCATGCCTGGAAGGGAGGTCGGAGGTATCCTCGCATCCGCATATAGGAACATCCCTATCATCATGGACGGTAACTACAACTACGATGCGACCACCAAGAGGATTGGGGGCTCGCTCGGAACAATCGGACTCTACGACCTCGACAACCTCTATATGAGACTGCTCACTCCTGTCGAGTTCCGCAGTACCGAGGACTATTCCATCACAAGGGAACTTCAGGAGTTCAATGTGATGCAGTCCCGTATGGAAACTGGAATCTCCAAGTTCCTCGGACAGGGAAGGATAGTCAACAAGACCGCTTGAAAACAAGAGGGGGCCTATACCCCTCAATTTTCCCTAATTTTATATTATTTCCAGATTATCACTTGTTCAAAGTGATAAATCATGGCCAATGAGTTCGCACTTAAAAAACTGCAACAGCACGGTTTCGTACCCAAGTTCGCAGTTACAAAGACGAAGAAATCCAAGATTAAGAAGTTCGAGGACGTCTACTATGTTCCTCTCGCATACATCGGTATGGCGGAACTCAGAGCACACTCTCCGACAAAGAATTACAATAGAGAATATTCCTGCAATATTCCGTTTTCCACAGAGGCTGGCGATGGACATGTTGTAATATATATGCATATCTACAATGATAATGCATATTCCTATTCAAACTCTGACTACGACGTCTATCGTGAAATGGAGGATAGATTCGACCGCGACCCCAACGATACCGAGGCCGAGACATATCTTCAAAATTATAATCTCCGTAGAGAGAACACATCCGATGTAGTCAATATCAAAGTCACAGGTGCTATGAAATACTATATCTCGGGATTGCTCGGTGCTGGAACAGAATGTGTTTATAATATATCCCTCAAAGAACGTTATGATGTTCAAGAGGCCCTCGACCAATTCGCTCAATCTTCCGAAACAGGATGGAGCAAAGTGATGGAGAAAGTGAACGAGGCCCTTGCTGGTCAGGAGGTATTCGAGCAGGCTGGAGAGTCCCTGCCTACCGAGATTTCCATATCTACAGGTTTCGGAGACCTGTTATTGAAGATAGATGAGGTCTATTACGCTACATACGGTGCATACATGGGTGAAGTTATGGGCGTAGAGGATAAAGTACAGGCCGACGTGTCTGTAATCCTTCAGCCTATCAAAGATGATGAGACTAGATACGAAGGTCAAAGGTACGGGCGTGAGTCCAGTATAAGGGAGAGGTCGTTCACACCGAAAGGATATGATATATCCGTCATAGGACGCATCACGGACTATAACACGCAACTCAGTACGGGCCATGAACCTAAAAGGGAGTCTTGGACGAGGGATTTCGGACACGAGGGTGCATCCACTCTCGACGAGGCGAAATCCATTATCGGACAGAACATCAAGGAAATCTATGACGAGTGGACCGCTTTCGTAGAATCCGAGAGAAACTATGAGAGGGAGGGACACGGCAGAGGTCGTTCCGCAACCTATGAGAATACTGCTGAATGGGCATGGAACTACGGAGATACAAAGGATGATGTGAATTACGAAGAATTCCAAGACAGGGAGATGGCAGATAGGGTCGAATCCGAAGTCAAATCACTTGTTCCAGAGCTATACAGATTCGTATATATTTCTGCGAATGATGATTACAACGACAGAGGATATTCTTATTTCATTTTGAATCTGAGAGAACGTAGTACAGATTCGGATAAAGTGAATGCTGTTAAGACCATCCTTGAAATGAATGGTTATCAGATATTGGATGTATTAAGTGGCTATGGCGGTTATGTGAACATCTTGTTCTATCCATCCGTCTATAAGACCAAGAAGATGAAGAAATCCATCAAGCAGACCTACATGAACCTCGTCAAGTCCCTCTCCAAAACGAGGAACACGACCAAAGCAGAATCATCAATAAAAAACAAAGTCGCCAATCAAAGGAAGTGATGCTATGTATGAGTTCATGGTAAAAAAATTGAAAGAAAGGAATTATGTCCCCCTATCTAAAACTGAGAAGTCAAAAACCGAGAAGGATAGGGCTGTCGGACCAGGCTATGAGCTGGATTATGATAGGATTGCCGACGAGATATTCCAGATAATGCTCGAGTCCAGACAGCGCAATGGCGATTTTGGGATGGACGCATTTAAAGCATATGAGGAATGGGAATCGAGGAACTATTCTATCATCAGGTTCGATGAGCATGGCTATGAGGATTATGATTTCAAACTCATCGACATGGTTGAGAACAAAGTCATAGACTACGACAGACAGATGCAGAGGGAGACTATGGATAAGGTATTCGACCTTGAATACAACGACCTTGTTAAATTCAAGGATGGAGAGTACTACGTTAAATCCACCAACGACAAGCGTTCATACAACGGTTGTATGATTTGGGCAGGTCCAGAAAAAGACAGCGAACACGGCTGGTATATCTCTGTTTCTGATTTCATAAAAATCATTGAACGGTCAAACAGCGGCGAAAGGCTCTTTTAAACTGCATTAAAGGGGGAGATTCCCCCCTCTAAATATATACATAAGAATATATTTTATATACTTCAATGTGTTATTCGATTCTGTAAACCTTCGGGTTTACAGGAGTGAATTGAAATGCAGACTTGGATTCTTGACCCGAAATCGGGCAGATACGAACCTCACGAGGTCGTATCGGAGAACAGCACGAAACAGACCACCCTCGATTTCTCGGAGGACGATTGAGATGTACCATGACACCCCAATCACTCAGGACGAATGCAGAGCATCCGAGAGGGCATTCCTCCGTTCTATCGGAGTGAGGGACATGAACGCACTTCAAAGGATATTCGAGGAGTGCGACTACGATATCGACAGAATCAACAGAAGGCTCGGAAGGTGCTGAACATGGGATACAAGAAAGTCATCGGGGAATGGCCGAACATCCCCCTCTCCAAAGAGGATGCGAAGAAACTGGTGCTAATCAGTAACAATCCCGTCTACGAATCCGTTGTGAGGGACTATCACGGACGTAGCAGATACGACAACAATCCGCCAGAGGATTTGGGATTCGGAGACATCTGCTATTGGCTGGACTACGAGGCCAATATGGACGATGCGCAGGACGTACCCCTCGAAGAGAGGATGTTCACCCGTCAGGCGGTTTCTGGAATCAACAGATGGCTGGATAAATATAACACCAATCCAATCCGCCCGTGGTGATAGGGATGACGAAGAAATACATCGTAGGATGGGTCGATTACGAGAACAAAACGAAGGTGGAGGAGTTCATCGATGTCAAAGAGGCCCTGCAATTCATCGAGAACGGACTTCACTTCATACAGGAGTTCACGATTAGGAGGGAATGAGGATGGCCCCGTTGTTCAAGACGCTTGAAGCACCCATAGTCGGGGTGCGTTGTTCCAAATGCGGTGCGGAGAGCACCACGATTGTACCCATCAGAATGTCGGAATCATACGACTATGAATCTGGCATCTATACGTTCATAGATGCGACCGAATGCGGTGGCTGTGGCCATATCGTGTTTGTGGAAAGGAGGATGAAGATAGTGGAGCAGAGGTCGATGGATACCATCGAGGGGAAGAAGGAGGAATGAGGGCATGGCGGATGCGAGGGAGATTGTATCTTCCCCTCTTAAAAACCGTTTCATGCCTGTGTTCAAGGCGTACTGTGATGCATGCGGTACGACGAACGATGCTCCGAACACTACGAGGATGCTCGAACGCTACGATTACGACAAGGGGACATACATCTTGTTCGATATCGTGACCTGCGAATCGTGCGGAACATCGTTCATCGTCAAGAGGGAATTTCAGATGCTGAAACAGGAATCATCAAGGAAGGTGGATAATGATGCACAGCGACGATATCAAAGACAGAATCGAGGAACTGAACAAGCAACTCGACACGTTCGAATCCGATTCCAGCATACCGAGGGAAACGCTGGAGGTCATACGCACAAGGGCGATACTGCTGAACGTCCTCGCTCTCAATGAGCTGAACTGGTCGTTCTTCTATACCAAGGAGGAATTGAAGAAGATTAATCAGTCTTTGGACCTCCTTATCAGGACGATACAGAGGAAGTAATATGTACGATTGGAATTGTGTATCATGCGGTTCGAAGGTACAGGCCTTCAACACGATAAAATGGCCTATGATTCCCCGTATCTTCGGCAGTCCGACAAAGGGGGTCAAGGTCTATCGTACCTATCGCTGTGACAGATGCGGAATAAGATACATGGAGAGGGTGCGATGCCGACACATGTTGTCCGTTATTCCTGCAAGGATTCGAGCAGACAGGAGTTCAGGACGCTCGAAAGCAGATATTACTCCAACAGCAAGGTGATGTACGAGAAATGCTTGGAATGGGCGGAGCATCACGGATTCGACCAAGTGGAATTGTTCCGTCGCACGATTGCCAACACCGAGACAAAGGACAATCAATCCGATACGTCCCCCGTCGTTCCTAAGTCGGTTCGGGACGATGAACATATATCCATACCGACCGATAAGAAGAAATCGCCCAGGAACGATTTGATAACGACCTCCGACGATATGCTCAGGATACTGTTGAAGACCTCGCATAGAAACTCGGAGATATATGCAAGAGCGGTGGCGGAGATTAAATGGAGAGGACTGGAACGAATATAATCCGTGTGATGATTGAACATGAGATATTCTGGGAGTCCATACTTCCAGACGTCATGTAGGCAATCGAACTCAATCAGGTTTGGAACGACATACGCAGAGAACGTTTTTAAGGGCAATCAAACCTATCGGTCATGGGAAGGAGCATGACCGATATATTCCATTCATTCTTGAAGACGGTAGGCGGTGGAGAGGGGGACAGATGCCTGTACCCCACGAGATTGGACGTATATGGCAAGGGCTGTCAGCATAACTGCGCCTATTGCTATGCCCAATCCTTATTGGATTTCAGAGGCAATTGGAATCCAGAAGACCCCTCCGTCGCCGATAAGGATGATGTATCGAAAGCATTGGATTCTATCGAGAAGGGTACGATACTTCGCCTTGGAGGTCTTACAGACCCGTTCCAGCCATGCGAGGACAGGCATCACATGAATCGTTGGCTCATACAGGAATTGAACGACAGGGGTATAGGATACCTCATCGTCACCAAGGGTGCGAACATCCTCGAGAAGAACATGGACGTATTGGATACTGGATTATGCCATGTGCAGATTTCATACACTCATTCCGATGGCATGGCACCGCCTGATTTCGAGAACGCATCCCCTCCGCATGACCGTATAAGAGTGGGCGAGATATTGCAGGACAACGGATTCGACATAGCCCTCCGCCTGTCCCCGTATATGCCACAGTATATAGATATGGATAGAATCAGAGATTGCAGGATTGATAAGATTCTCGTCGAGTTCCTGAGAGCGAATGCTATGATTAGGAAGAAGATGCCGTATTACGATTTCACGGCATGGAACCGTAAACAGGACGGCTATCAGCAATTATCCCTGTCCGCTAAGAAGATGCTGTTGAGACCGTTGCTATCCACGGGAAAGAGGATTTCCGTATGCGAGGATTACACCCCTCATTATCTATGGTTCAAGGAAAATGTGAACTTCGATAAGGATGATTGCTGTATGCTGAGGAAACCGTAATGGATTTAGTATATTGAATAATATATTTTATATACATACATTTGTTATTCAATTCTGTAAACCGATGGGTTTACAGGCGTGAATGGAAATGGGCAACTACGAAGTAGTACAAGCGACGGACAAGGACTTGGATTTCTTTTACGAGGATTGGTCGTTGACCGTCGAGGGTCTTAGCACCGAACAGGAATCTCTGGACGATTATTACGACGTCCTCTCGGAATTTACCGCACTCAAACCAGATTTCAAGTTCTTCGTCATCGAGGGATGGCTGATGAATCTGAAATACGGACTGACTGGAACGAACGCCTATCCCGACCACTGCCATATCGTGGTCGCACCCAACGGGCAGTTCGAGGATATCGGCAAGGTCGCCATCCCGAGGTTCGCTTGGGGTGGCAGATGGTTCAATGATATCGTTGACAACAATGCGGTACGTCAGAGGGAGATTAGGGGATGGGTATATGGCGAGTGTTGACCAGATTCGCCAATGGATGGAAATCATCGGATTATCTGTGGGATGGTATCGTGACAGACTCGAAGAGTGGGATGACCACCCCCAATCCGAGGTCATCTGGGAGGACTTGGCCGAACAGACGGAACTCAATCACATAGAAACGATTGAGGATTTCATAGGATTCATGGAGAACTAAGGAGAGATTGGAAATGACAGATGTGGAAACGGTCAAGGGGTGGGTTCATACGCTCGCCCACGGACAGGGTTCATACGGGCGTATGCTCGCCAGTATAGAGGAATCGGAGAATCCCGACGGTATGTGGCAAAATCTGACCGATGCAGTCAACGGTTCGGGAGTGACGGATATCGTCGGATTCGTGATGCTCATAGAGGGATGAATATGGAGATAGAGATAAGGGTGCATTGCAATGAGTTTCCTGATGACGGCGACCCCGACTATGACCGCATCACGAGGGAGTGCATAGAGCGTGCAGTAGCCAACGGAGATTGGGAAGAAATCGGAGATGATGAATGATGGACCTTGATGAGTTAGCAGGGAAGATAGGCGTAAGCATAATGACGCAGGATGATGTGAACGAACTGATAGATAAGACGTTCGCTCTCGGCACCGTCATAGCGACCATCCGCACGACATACGTCATAGCAGTCAATTCGCTGTCGGAGATGGTGGATGACATGAAGGAGAAGGGATTCCCCCAGGATGCAATCGAGACCGTGGAGAGGGATATCAAGGCATTGCGCAGGAGCAAGAACGAAGTCCTGGATGCCGTAATGGAGCATGAATCAGGAAGAAAGAACGATGAGGAATACAAGATAGTGGAGGATGAGTGAATGGGGAACAGAGGAGTAATCTGCACGAGAGAGGCATTCGAGAACAACGGCATAGGAATCTACGGTCATTGGCAGATGGGCATGGATTCGATAAAGCCGATGTTCGCATACATGAAACTGAGGAACATATCTGGTCCGAGGGAGGGGGAGAACAGCGAATACAGTAAAACGACGGGATACGCCGATTTCGTATGGATATTCGGCAATTTCGCCAACTCCGCTGGATATTCCAACTTCTCGATAGACTGTATCGGCAATCTCGATTGCGATAACTACGACAACGGGGTCTACATCATAGACGAGGATTGGAACATCATGGGCAGGGAGCATTTCGATGGAGAAGAACAGGACAGCTACGACTTCAAGGAGTTCATATATGCTCTGGACGATGCACAGCCAGAATACTATCGCCTTGGGCATGATATGATAGACGATTTGCTCATATCCAATGCCAACATAGACTATGTATCTTCCCAATACTATTATACGATGAGCATACAGAAGGGGAAGGTCAAGGCATTCCCCGAACGTTTTGAAACGACGGTCAATATGTTCGGCAGAATCTCACATATACGCATAGAGGAACGCAAGACCGCAGACGGATTCGTATATCTCAACGGTTCGGAGAATCGCAACGGGGGAAGAATACCCTGTTCTTGGAGGGTCTATCGTTGGAGGGACGGCTCGGAGTCGATAGTCGTATCGGACGGCAAGGATAGCAGGGTCATCCATTCGTCGGATATCTGAAATGATTTAAAATCCGAGGGCGATTGGGATACATCGTCCTCGGACTATGGAAGGGATGGGATGATTTGTCAGACTTGCATATACTGTGCCGATACGGTCAATTCTTGGAGATACTGCTTTAAGGATACCGAACCCGTCTGGGTCGGTCATCTGTCGGAGGAACGTAAGAACAGATGCCCGTTCTATCGTGAGTCCTCGATACCCTCGTATCGCAAATCGTCGGTTCAGGTATGTCCGAATTGCGGTAGAATCGCTTGTGAATTGAGGAAAGGCGATGGGCATATATGGTTCTGTGAGTTCTGTGGTTATACGGAATAATATAAATTATATACTTCAAAGAGAATATACAATCAAACAAATTCGGAGTGAATCGAAATGAGTGGCACGAAAGAGGTCTGTTGGAGTTGTCAGGGCGAATACCAAGCCCACGATAGGATTGTGAACGGATACAGGGTGTCCGTAGGCTGGTGTCCCGAATGCAATCAGGCAAGGCTCGTATGGGAGGACAAGGCATACGAGGACCCGAACATGGATGTTGATTCGGAATCCGCTGTAATCGGCAAGGAACTATACGATAGGATGTATAATTCCAAGCCGTTCTATGATTACAGGCTTATAGACGTACCTACATCCGACTGTCGCCAATGCATACATGCGTACAAGGGCGAGAAGGGAATCGTCTGCCGTTACGGAAAGCCTGTGGTCATAAGGAAATGGAAGGACGTATGCGAGGATTACAAATCGCATCATATATGGGCATTCGAGAGGACTGGATACAAGGTCTGTCCCAAATGCGGTCATGATGCATTCATCATGAAGAAAAGGACAAAATGCTACGAATGTGGATGGGTAGAGTCCGAATGACTCTCATTCGTTTCTCCTTAAACCTTTTATCAAACCTCTTTTTTATATCCCCGATTCGATAGCGTAGCATGAACAGTATTTTCAAGGATGCGGTCAAGAGAGCGATTAAGCAGAACATATCCTCTCCTACCAAGTTCGAGCTTATCTCGGTCAGAGGATTCCGCATAAACAAGGATTCCCATGATTTCCGTGCCATCATCATGCACAAGCCCGATTCGGACGGATGCAACACCACGGTGTATGACATACGTTTGATGGATGACGGTTCGTCCATGGACGCCTATTATATGGCGAAAGCCCGTGTGAACAACGGTGTCATAGAGCATATCGTAATTGAGAACCGTAAAGAGGACAGGGAATTCTTCTTAGAGATTGTTCAGGATGCATTTCAGTAAGCCTATATAATCCGATGGGGTACAATCTTCCGATGACCATGACTATCAATGAGCAGATAAACGCAGATGTATCTGTAATCGAGCACATCGTGCTGTCTACGGATACGACGGAGAACGTCGTCATCCCCAACGGCAAGAATGTGACGATAGACCTTAACGGGCATACGTTGCAGAACGATACCACGGGCGATAAGAATGAATATACGATAACCAATCTGGGGTCGCTCAGAATCGTGGATAGCATAGGCGGAGGGAACGTCTATAACGCTGGAACGAAGAACAAGGGATGCCTTGTGAATCTCAAAGGCGGTAATGTCGTAATCGACAAGGGGAGGTTCTGGACGGATGCGCCCCGTACAACGGGCGCATGGTACTATATCGTCAACATGGGTCAGAGCATGATTATCAACGATGCGGAAGTCCCTGGTGTCGCACCCAACGCATCCACGGTGCGCAACGGATTCTATACCGACCAAGAGAGGGCGGAGAACTACGTCGAGGGGCATTACCCCGCACTCATAATCAACGGAGGAACCTTCACAGGACAACTGATTCCTGTCAAGAACGACGAGGGCGGATATCTGGAAATCAACGGGGGAAGATTCGAGGGTCCTTCGGAGTCCGTTCTGAATTGGAACGTGGCGAGAATCACGGGCGGTACCTTCATAGCACCCGACAACAAGTATGTGATTTACTCGGGAGCATACACCACGGACATATCCGAGGGTAAATTGGATATATCTGGCGGTACGTTCACGGGCGGTTCGGGAATCTACGACCTCACACCGCAGTACGCACCAGACAAGTCCGATACCGCATATAATTACATCACGGGCGGAAAGTGGGAGGTCGCCAACAAGTATACCGTCACGGAGTTCATCAAGCCTGGGTACGAGTACGAGATGGACGAAGAAGGCAACATCATCATACAGAAGGAACTGGAATGGACGTTCCCCGAGGGCGGTAGCATGGCTCTCGGAATGGTCGGCAATTCCCGTGTATATGTGCATAACGACTCCGTGGAATACGAGGAAGGGGGTTTCGATGTGCCTGTAAGGGGGTTCACACCCAAGATTGTCCTCGCCACGGCACAGGGCGGATGCGACGGATACTACAACTCCAAGACCAAGAAGATTCAGCTATTCAGGAACGGGGTCGAAATTTCCGAAAGATTATATGATGTTACCCTTCTAATGTTCGGTAACTGAGGTGTTTGAATGGAATTCGACATTTGGACAATCGTGTGCGTTGCAGTGGCTCTGCTGATTGGTTTCGGTATCTGCTATCTCTATAACAGATACAACAAGGAGGCCGTCAACAAGGTCTATACGACGCTCAAAACGATGATGAACCTCTATGGTCCTACCTTGGAGAAGGAGAACCCCGAACTCTATGCAGAGGTGGTTTCTGCAATGGCGACTATGGAACAGGCCATGTCCGACGAGAAGATTTCGTTGGAGGAGGCCTTCGACATAGCACAGAAGATGCTACCTCTAATCAAGAGACTGGAGAAGTTCGTCAAAGAGAAGTATGAGGCTTGAACATGGCACCCAATGTCCGTGAGAACGATTCGGGTCAGCCCGAAGAGTTCTGAATCCGAGGTACAGTCCTCGGATGCCTTAAAACCCCTTAATTCTGATTCTTCATATCGAAAACACGGCATACCCACCTTTTTCCACGACGGATGTGAGTTTATAGAATAATACAAATTATATACTTTCATATATTATACATCCTTAAACATATTCGGGAGTGAATCGAATGGAAAAGACAGAATTCGACAAAAAAATCAAGAATTTCGATTATGCGCTGAACGAACTCTGTGACGCATCGCATCATATCTTCGAGGCCCATTGTTTCTTGGAATACACAAGGGACGATAAAGCCGAGACCCTATCGGAGATTCTCAGATACCAGTCGATTATGATTGATGCGCAGATAAAGATGGTCAAGGACCAGAGGGAATCGTTCTATTCGGAGAACTACGACAGATCGTGGGAGGAATCGGAATGACCAGACCTCACCCAGACTTCGTTAAGGTCATCGAGACCGAGAATGCGGTGGTCGCAATCGACTCTGCCCTTCTCTCCGACCCTGTACGCACGGCGAATGCGCTGGATGCCCTCAACAAGCAGATTCAGGAGAAGATTCGGGATATTTCTTACGAGTATCATCGCAGATTCCCCCCGTTCGTCATCGACAACGGCGAAATCGGAGACCAGGATGGCAGGACCAGAGGACAGGTCTACTATGTCCAGCAATATGGGGCTTATGAAGGCTACTATGTGCCTGAGGGATACCCCATAGTGGACCGTGTGAGAGCCGTATCCGACAAAGATTTCGAGACCTGCATAGAGAAACTGTGCGATTTCATCAAGAAGACGGACGGGATATGAAAGGGAGGAATGAAGATGACCGAGATAGAAAGGACTTTTGAAGACGCCCGTATCCAGTTCAGGGATGCGATTGACAACGCAAGGATGGTCAGAACGAAACTCATAGAGGAATCCGAGAACTACCCTGTACTCGGCTATCTCGCATCCGTCATGGAGGATATGATTCTCGATGCGGAGTCGTTCTACGAGTATTCCATCAAGGAGCATAACCGCAGAATGGAATCAGAGTGATTTTAAAAACCCTAATAAACCACTTACTTCATTTTCGTTGTATGGCGGAATCATTGGACGGCTCTATCGTAACCACATACTGTGAACCGATGGATATTATTCGGGCGATTAGGCTGGTCGATTATTACAGTATGGACGGCAACCTTCTCCAGCCATCCGATGCATCGCTCCCAGATTGGGACGAGCTATGTTTCCGTATAACGGTCGCTGAGAGATTCATAGACCGTTATACAGGCAGGTCTTGGAGGGAGAACCGTGTCAAGGACGAGGTATTCGACATAAACACCTACTGGCATGACGAGAATTCCAGACGTTACGAGTATTGGATACAGGGCGGATACAACGTGCAGTTGAACCGCAACGTGCTTCCGTTCGATACATCCAAAGGCGACAGGATAGAGATTCGCACTCTGTCGAACCAATGGATTGACATTTCTCCTTATTACAATCTCACGACCGACATGCCACTCGAATCCCTCGGTTGCTTGGACGAACCAGAGCATCAGCCAGACAGGGCGCACCCTAATCTGAGACATACCGTCCCGTATGGAAGGTTCTGGATTGACAACAATCAGGGCCTGCTGTTCGTGAGATTGGGCTATTTCCAACCGAAACAGAACGCATTGCGCATAACGTACCGTTGGGGGAACGTGGGTGAGGTACCGCCCGACATAAAGAGGGCGACAGCCTTGAAGGTCGGATTGACGTTATTGAACGAGGAACTCTACATGACCAAGATTGGAATGGGTGGCGATTTGGGTTCCAACAAATCGGATTTGAAACGTGCCATGCAGGATGAAATCAACGAAATCATCTATGCGAACCGCACGTTCACGCCGATGTACTCCGCATACGATTGATACCATGCCCAACACACAGACCGAGCCAGATGCCGATTGGATGAATCCAGAGGTCTATTACACCGATGACGTGTTCATGGTCAGGAAACTCCTTGAAGACAACTGGTCGTATGAGGAATCCAGACCGAGGTTCTATCATGACCAGAACCAGCTTGCCCGTGAGAACAACCCTGGCTCGATATACGTCTATACGCTCGGAAAGAACATCCAGAAGGTGGGAATCAACTACGACGGTCAGAAATGGACTCACAGAATCTGCATAGACGTACAGAACCCCGTGAACAGGAAACGTCATTACGATTGGATGAACGAGGTCCACAGGATATGTAGCGAATACAGGAGGGCTGGCCGTGGTCAGTTGGGCGGTTGGGACTATCTGGAACTATCCAACGAGACGTTCAAGCACAACTATACCTCGTATTATCACGATACAATAGAGATTTCTCTGGTAAGGGAGGTAAAGCCGTTCAAGCACTCTGGATTCGGCAAGGGTCTTGATACTTGGTGCGGAAAAAGATGCGAATTAGAATAATCTTAAATCAAACAGACGATATGAAAGGAGCAGTGCTAACATGACAGGAGCAAGAGCAAGTGCGGTGTTCACACCAGAATCTGAATTTGGAAAGACCCCTTCCGATGCCGAGTGGTATGCTTTCCCGTCGGGATTGTCGTTCGACTTCACACCTACCAACAATATGTCAACATACTATGAGATAGGCAGTAAATTCCTCGCCAATGCAGTAGGTGGGAAATACAATGTATCATGGAGTGCGAAGTTCAAACTCGATTACAGATATATCGAGTTCATGGGGATGATTTTTGAAGGATACACCTATACAAGCGGTATCCATCTGTTCACTAAGGCCAACGGCAAACGTGTGAAATCGTCAACAATCCGTGTGAAGAAACTAAACAGGTTCGTAGGCGGTAGTCATGACCAGACATATCTCCTGAAAGGCTGTGTGGTCAAATCGTTCGATTTCTCACAAGGCTCTGGTGCGACCCTCGACTGTACTATCTCTGGAACGGCGATAATAGATTCCTGTGATTACTCCGACCTCGATTCTACCGATTGGTCTGGTGTGAATAGCGTACATTCCGATGAATCCGTAGGACCCGTGCCTATCGAGTGGACGTGCTTGCAAGTGGACGGGGAACCCGTGGCATACACCGAGTCCGTAAGGTTCGGAGTGGATAACGGTGTAGAGTTCTCATACGGATGCGGTTCAAGGTTCATCCAGAACTACAACGAGAAGAACACAAACATCACGATATCCACGTCCGTATGGTCGGTCAATCCAGAGACGTACCAGAGAAGGATGTATTCGGGAGGATATCTGGACTCCCTTACAGAGCCTAAGAAGAAAGGACTGAAACCCCTATCTACGGTCGCTCTTGTATCAGATTATACGTCGGTGCATAACAACTTCGAATACGAGTTCCTTCTGAGCATGAGGGATGTATTCGTGAACGGCAACGGTTCGACCTCTCTGAATGCCAACGGCAAGATTATGGATTCGCCCAACCTGATACCCACTAACTTCGGTATAGTCATCAAATCGGATGCACCGAGCCTCGCATCTATATGGGGGTACACCAACACCAGGGATTCCAAGGATGCTTTGGATTTGCTGGCAGAGTGGGGATACCACCCGAAGACAACGAGGGGCATTACTGTTTTCGATGATGAACAGGTAAACGACGAATGACATAATTCATATCGGATGAATGATATACTGCATGCAATAAAAGGAAGGATGTAAATGGACGTAAGACCTCAGATTACGGTGGATTTGAACGAGTACGGGTTCGATGGGCAGATTACCCTAGAACCCCTTGATTTCGTCAGGCGCAAGCGTTTACAGAACAATCTCGGCAGGGCGACGCATTTCAAAGACCTCAACATGGATGAATTGAAGTCGCAGGACCTCGGAGATATCATAGTCTACAAGGTCATGGCATTCATGACCAGCGCACCGTTCAAACTCGATTCGATAGAATCATTCTACGGGTTCATGGCGAGATTGGATAAGAACGAACTCGGTAGCGCAGATAGGCTGTTCAATAGGCTTGAGAATGAAATCAAGACCTTGAAGGAAGATAGCCCTTTACCGCAATCTCAGGACTCTCAGGAGAACCGAGTTTCGGAGCGAGGTTGCTGTCGGACGGTATAATCCACGGCAACCTCTCCCACGATGCCGTATACCTGTATCTTTACGGACATTACCTTGCGAACGGGGGGAATCCAGACGATTTCCTCAGATTCACAGAGGACGATTTGCACATAATGTATGTGGTCTTGGAGTCGGAGAAGGTCAGGGATATGAACACTCTATTGGAATCGCTTGCTAATATGCTCGGTGCGGAAAGGAGGAATTGAGTTGCCAGATGAAAGGACGTTGGTGGCGAATCTCGTCCCCGTGGTGGACGATAACGAATTGCAGTCATTCAAGGAGAAGTTGACGCAGAATCTATCGTCAGCATTCACCCTCGATGTATCTGGTGTCAATCCGCAAACCACTCAGGACAACGGGCTTGACCCCGATTTAGACAGACTGTTGAATGAGACAATCAATGCCGTCCGTTCGATACAGGGCGATTTAGCCGATTTGCAAGGCACAATTACGGATATATCGGAGAACGACAGCAAGGCTCAGATTGACTCCATAACGCAGACGGTCAATAATGTCGGGGAAATCTTCGACAGAGGGGTTTCCGATATAGAGGTCGTGCTGAACGACGTCCATGAGGTGATGACGTTCATCGATTCGTCTATCTCCGATGCATCTTCCAAGGTATCCGATTCTATGACCAGCATATCCGACAGGGTATCGGCTGTCGGTTCTTCGCTGTCCGAGATTTCGTCGGATATAACGGGGTCGATAAGCAGAGCGACCGACAGCATAGAGGATGTCTACGGTTACATCAATGAGCTTTCAGACGGCGTATCCGATTCTATGGATAGGATTCTGGATGGAATAGAGGATAATACGGATGCATCGGAACGTACATCATACGAGATTGCCGAGTCGGTATCTGGTGTTGCTGTCGGATTGCAGAGCATATACGATTCGATAGACGATTTGCCAGATGGCATATCGGACGGATTCGGCAGACTGTACGAGGGCATATCGGATGTAATCGGCTCGATGGACGGGATATCTTCTGAGATTTCCGAATCGGTGTCCGAGGTCGCCGTTGGATTGCAGAATACCTATGATTCGATAGACGATTTACCAGAGACTGTTTCCGATGGGTTCAGCAGATTATATGAAAGTGCATCGGACATAATCGGCTCAATAGATGGAATTTCGTCAGATATCTCTGATTCGACAGACACCGTATATAACGGGTTGCAAGGGTTCGATAGCACTATATCAAGCATAGGGGATGCAATATCCGATTCCTCAAAAGGCTTATCTGACGTGATATATGGTTCGTATGATTCGATAGGCAGTATATCAGAAATTGTATCAGACGGTCTTAAAGGCATATCGGATGAGCAGAATATACTGAACGATTCCTTTAACGATGCATTCGATGACTTGAACGGCCATATCGTGAATGTATCGGACAGCATATCTTCGCTTACCGACGTTGCAAGCGACAGCCTATACGACCTGTCCGCATCAATCGAATCCGTTTCTGATAACGCATCGGACATAGGATACATCATGAACGACGGCATATCGGATTTGAGGGATGCAGTATCCGAAGTGAATCAGAGTGCGGTCAATACGCATGAGACTCTTGGAGAGATGCTTGCCCGTGTCCGTGACACCAACGATGCCATAGGAGATATAGGGGACAGCATGGAGGATATCGCAAAGGAGGTATCCGACGGTTCTAACAGGAATGACAAGGATGCCGAGAATAAGGAGGATAAGACCGAATCGGCTATGACTCGGATGGTCGAACAGGTCAAATCGGCCATGAGCGATATAAAGACCTCCATAACGGACAGTTTCAAGGATTTCAAGGAGAACCCAGGAGATTTGTTCCTCGGAATGATTGGCGGTGCGTTGCTAATCTTCGATATAATCAAAAAGACATTCGACAGATTGGTTTCCGCATCCCCTTTCCTGAAGAACATCCTCGGCATGTTCTCCGATGTGCTGGATTTGATTCTCGGCCCGTTGGGTACGGCTATCGGTATGGAACTCGTACCGATACTGAAAGACCTCTATGAACGTGTGATGAAGGGGGTACAGGCGATTTGGAAAGCCTATGAGGAAGGAGGATTGGCAGGGATGGTCAAAGAGACCCTCCATGTCCTATGGGATGTGTTCTCTCCGTTGATACCCGAATTGTTGGAGATAGGTCTTACGATTGCAGATGCCATACTCGAAGGTCTTGTGGATTTCGTGTTCGGAGAGGGTACTTGGGACAGCATCAAGGATTTCCTCGGAACGATAGCATCCGCAGTATCGGATGTATTCGATAAATTGGTCGAGTTCGGCGGAGAGGTATGGGAGAACATCAAGGACGGCATCGAGAAGATGTCCTCGGTCATATCCACGATATACAGCAAACTCGTCGAATTCGGCAGTCAGGTATGGGATAGGATAAGGGATGCCGTCAATACGATAGCGGATTGGGTGAAGAGCATAGCCGATGCGTTCAACATCTTCGGAGGTTCGAACAATGCTCAGAACTCCAGCCCGACAGCATACATCGGAGGGGGAGGTCTTGCCAACGTCACAGGTCTGATTATCAACGCCCTGTCGGGCGTATTCGGGTTCGGGGACGGGGGTATGGTAGAGCCTACACCTGGGGGAAGATGGATAAACGTTGCGGAGAAGGGCGAGAGGGAGTGGATAGTTCCGCAGTCCAAGGTACCGTCTTTCGTGCAGTCGCAGACCACCAGCAACGGAACCGTGAACAATTACTATTATATCTCAGGCTACACGGACACCGACCTCACTCAGAAGATTGAGGCCACGATGGACCGCAGGATAGCGACGAGTTCCCTTAGAGGGGGATTGTGATGGCTGGCTCAGATATGCTCAGAGCATACATCAAACTGTCCGACGATTCATCATCGACATTCGACCTTGGAATCATACAGTATATCACGCAGTCATACGATATCAAATGCAATCCCAATGCGGTTCTTCTATGGGGATACAAGGGTGCGTTCTGCATGGATAAGGGGGTATCCCTGAGCATAAACATGTCCTATGAACGTTCGAGTCCAGACAATCCAGACAACAGTTCCTCGGATTCTACGAGATGGAGCAATGCGGTATGGAAACAGAGGTTGAAGGACACATTCGGGAATTGGCAAGCCGAACATAACGGATGCACCCTAATCATAATGTCGAACGATACGGAACTATACGCATCAAGGAACTTCTATGGATATCTGTCGTCATTCACATCCCCTCAGACTTCGAGGGAGACGAGCAGGATTTCTGGTACGTTGAGATTCGACCTCGGAAGGGTATCTCTGACGTCGACATACAGCAGCGGTGCATCGGATATGCCCGTACCGACCTCGGGTCGCAGGGCATACCTGCAATACGGCAATATGCACGTCATGCTCGGCTCGATAACCGAGATTCAAGACCAGCTTTCGGTATCCAACAATGCATCGTCCTGCGTCATGCCGATGCTGAGGGTGGACGAGCAGTTCGCTATGGACACAGGTGCGAAACTGAGCCTGATTGTATCGAGCGTACACGTATCGGGGGACGATGGGGTGACCAATGCGAAATGGATGAACAACATAATCGCAGTGGTCAACCGCTGGCAAGCGGAAACGGACGGAAATTCGTTCGTATATATCCCAGACGATTCTCTGAAAGATTATGTTCAGGAATATTCCGAGAACGTGTATGTATCGAATCTGACTCTGACCTACTCGGCTGGAACACCAGACCTCGTATCCGCAAAGATGACTCTGAACGTAGGAAGCATCCAAGGCGGAGGTCAGGGGGAGGGAAGTTCCCTCAAAGGCATGAAGATTAGTGTGATAATAGGCAATAGCACCTACATCCTCTGCGGTAAGAACTCTAGTGGTGTTTTCCATAACTATGTCGAGAACATGGAAGTCAAAGGCGGTATCAATCAGCCGTTCGAGGCTCTGACTCTGAACATACCTCGCAAGGCTATGGAGAGCATACTGTCCTCTGCGGTTTCCAAACTGAGTAGCGGAGTGGCGATAATCTCCTTGCAGAATGCTATGGGGAACGGGGATTTCATTGTTTCCTCGGTGGATACGGATGATTTCAACTACACCATATACGCATACTCGGTAGCATATTACTTCTCAACGGTCACCACAGTAGCGGATTATGGTGCGAAAGTGGTGGAGACATACGTCGGCGAACCGAAAGAATGCGTTGTTACTATAGAATCCAGCAACGAATCGCAAGGAACTGTTAATACCGAAATGATAATCGTCACAGAGGGTACATCCATATCTTCGGGAGGGAGATATCTCTACATCGGAGATAACACCGTCTATGCAACGGCTAAATATGGTTATGATTTTGATTATTGGTCGGTGTCATCAGGCATAGTCAATGGAAATATGACGATATATGCCTACTTCAAAAGCGCACCAGTAGTTACATACGATGTCACATTCAAACCCAATGACGAAAGCATGGGTTATGTATATCCCAATCCAATGACCGTACCGTCTGGTACGTCTTTTCAACAAGGTTCGAGTAGCAATACACTCGTATTCACTTTGCCGTCGGGAGAGAAGAGGACTGCGACCGCAACCGCTTATGACGGATATAGATTCCTCATGTGGTTCCAATCATCGGGTATCATCACATCCGATACATCCCTATCGCTTAATTTTACCAAATCAAATTCGAAATCAGCCGATTCATCGGATACGGAAGTGGAAGAACCGACCCGTGGAACAAGGGGGATTCAAGAAGAACCTGTCGTCATAAATGGTATTCAATACACCCCTATTCACGGCAGTATAACAGATATAAAAGATATTTTTGAGAGGATATTATCTTTAGGTTTCAAAATACAAGGCAGGCAATATTCATTCTCAGGTTCCAATCTGATATATGTCGGAGAACCTTGGGATATGGATACGATGTATTCCAGAACAGATAGCGGATTCAATACAAGCTCCTGTGCATATTTCCCAAGAGGTTCTAATGCATGGTACGTCCTACAGGTATGCGCTTACATAATGGGATGCAGAATCGTATTCTTCAATGGCAAATGCTATGTCATCGGACTTCAATATTCTGGCAGTCTTCCGCAAACCATAGATATCGACTTAGGTTCTGATAGCCCGTCCGATAATCTGTCGAGGATATTGATGGATGTACCGAGCATCGGTGCAAAGAAAGCCGACCAAGTTGTGAATAAGATTAATGCGAAATACGGCCAGATTGCAGAGGGGGACTATCCGCAGATAACATATCAGACCCCCTATCCATACGATGAAAGTTCAGACTCGATAGATACATACGGTTCAAGGTCGGTATCCAAGGCATTATTAGGGGTAGAGGGTACGCTCGCACTTTCAAGACTATGCGCTGGTATGCTGTACTGGACGGAGTGGATAGGGCAATCCCTCACATTCACTCTGTCTGAGTCATCAAGCACCAATCTCTGGTCGCCTAAATACACACCGATTACATTTGCGAGTTCGATTACCGATAAGACGAATAATATGACGATTTACAACAGAAGGGATAATTCCCCGAGCGGTAGAGTGCATCCCCCGTTGCTATGTCTATCCGAATATACGAGGTACTTCCCCGAATGCAAATCCAGATACACGTTCGGACCAGCGGAAATGACGAGTCTGCCAAGCAAGATTTCGGGGATGGATAGCAACATCAACAACTGATTTCAGTGTAAATGCTCGACCTAAACCTCTTACCTCAATATCTATCATAATTTCTATATCATTATAAACCAAGCTTATGATGGTACGATAGATACAATGGATGCGGTCATCACAGGGACTATGATAGGGCTTGCCACCGTAGGCGGTGCTATTGCAACGCTGTTAGGCGGTGCCGATGTCCTTCTTGATGCCCTACTGCTTTTCATGTGTATCGACATCTTGTTAGGGGTTTACACATCTGTCAGACGTAAATCTACCAAAACACCGACGGGGAGGTTCTCGTCCGAAGCACTATACAAGGGTCTGACCAAGAAATTCCTTATCTTCGTGGTAATCATCATAGCGGTATATCTCGACAGACTAGTGGGGACATACATAGTTATAGGGGACTTGCAGTTCACACTATTACGTTCAGCCGTCATGCTCTTCTACATCTTCGAAGAGACCACGAGCATATTGGAGAATCTTGCTGTACTCGGAGTTCCGCTACCATATAGACTGAGATGCACGTTAGAGGTATTGAAGTTCACTAACGACGCATACCCTTGGGATGAGAACTCCAGATATCCTATGGCGGTCATGCCGATGTATAAGGGCGACGAACCTCCCCAGCATAGGGATTATACCGACGATGGCGATGAACCTTCTCAGAAACGATGCAAACGTTATCCACCGAACGGAAAACGATTTATCCTATGTCGGCAATATATACCTCGTAGGAGAGTCGTCTGTCGCTCATAAGGGTCGGTTTGCGCATTTGCCGACCCTCCCTACACTTATTTTAGAATTTGAAATAATATATTTTATATAACTCCATGTTATCATAATTTCATCCGAGGTATGACCTATGGATATCACGCAAGCAAACAAACAAGCAATCGTAGACCCGTACATGATGTTCTATCAACAGGCGAGCAGGCTATACAAGGATGAACAGGCGATTCAATCCGCCACAGCATCCATGTATATTCGGTTCAACCAGCTATGCGACAGGAACCCGAAGTTCAACGAGATGATTTCAAAATTGAACGAACAGGTGAAGTCCAGCGATATCTCCTACAACGATATCGTGGCTTTTGTGTATGCGCCGTTGATGGCAAAGAGCATGAGGGCGAAGATGTATGTCGATAATGCTCTGAAATCCCCTATAAAGGACTTCTTCAAGTTCGACGAGGGACTTAAAGAGTATCTTCTACGCAATCAAATCGGAATGACGATGGATTTCTCGACATACGTTATAGAAGATGATGGAGGAAACCGATATGTACACCCCACCGATAGACGGAACAAACAAACAAACAAGCACAGGGAAATCGCTGGTCGAACTGTTCAAGACGGAATCGGCACAGGCGAACTACAAGAAACTGAATGAGAACAAGGAGTACGTCAAGATGGAGGACCTGTACGACCGTCCTATCACAATCACATCTTTCAAGATTGTCAAGGAACCGTCGCAGTACCGTGACGAGGTGCAGGACTTCACGCGCATATTCTTCTATTACTCGGACGATTCGGAGAGGATACCCCATCAATGCAGAACACAGTCGGCATCCCTTACCAAAGTCCTCGAATCAATCGGGAACGATATGATTGAGAGGGAGAACGGAGTATCCACTATGGTCTGCATGGAAAGGAAGGGCGCAAAGACACGGCTTTGGTTCGACGGACTGTCAGATATCTACTGATAACCAACTGAAACGGCTTAGTCATGTTACCACTCCTCCTTGCCCGTCGGAGGTAAAAGACGGGCATTTTTTATGGTTTTTATTAAAAATCAATAGATATATTGGATTGTTACATAGGTTTGAGTATATGGAATAATATATTTTATATACTCTATCGTGTATTATCAATCATACCCGAAAACAAATGGGATTCCCCGAAGGCGAGGGAACCCGAATAGTAGGGTATAGGTGTGAAAGAAATGGAACAGGAACTTAGCAGAGATGCATTCTTCGGAATGGCTGGATTGACCGAGAACACCATCGAGAGCGAGATTGCTCCCTACACCCCAATCTCCCTCGGAAAGGGCCACAAGACCCGTAGCGGAAACAGGGCTTGGATGAACTCACTCAAAAGGTGCGACTTCTTGGATGCGGACTCTCTCAGGGCATTGACCCCCGAACAGGTTTCCTCCACCCCCGTTTTCGTCAACAACGAGGAGCAGAAACAGTATCAGGCAATCGTAGGGGACAACACCCACAAGGTGTACTCAATCAGGTCGGACAAGTACAAGATTGTTCAGAACAGCCTTATGACCGAATCGCTCGCACAAGTATCCGAGAACACGGGCATTCAGGTGTTCGGGACCCTTCACGACGAGGGCGGAAAGATGGGGATAAATGCCTTCTTCGCAGACCCCGACTGCAACGTGGACTTCGGAACCCATCAGAAAGACCCCTACATGCTCGGAGTGAGAGCCTACAACTCCCACACGGGACAGACGGGATTCGGAGCGCAAATCATCGGGGTGCGTTGGCTCTGCTCGAACATGGTATCATTCGGTCAGACCCTCGGACACGAGCATTGGAAACACTACGTCGAGCAGAAGGACGTTGTTTCCAAGATTTCTGGCATGATAGAAAGCTACATGGATAAGGTACCCGTACTCAAGGACAGGATAGATGCTCTCATGCCAGAAATCTTGGAAA